GGTACACTAAATGCTGATTTTGTGAACGTTATAAATTTAAGCGCAAATTCTATTACATCAGGGAAAATCAGCAGCGAGTCAGGAAGTATTTCAATATCCTTAGACGAAAATTATTTTTCAGTGAACTCAAAAGCCCTATATATTAGTTCGTCTGGTTATATTGGTGCGAGTGGTACGATAAACGGTACATATGGGTTATATCGTGGAAGGACAGGTGGTGCGACTGTCACAGAAATTACTGGCGGCGTACCATTAACAGGGCTTGGAATGACATGGGACACTCGCACCTTATGGTTTTGTAATGGCCTTATGGTTGGGTCTACGGGTGATGGGATATTAAACACAGGCGCAAGTTCGCCACCATCTATATGGAATGTGTAATTACGAAGTAATTACATCTACAAGCAAACCATTTATAAACTTTAGCCATATGTAATCTGGCGTCCACCATGGAACATCTACTTGAACAATGGCACTCCGTCCATACCCATAGTGAACTCCAAAACTCTTTGAACTCTTTGTGGATTGGTATGACTGATAGTCACTTGTGTGGACATATATACCACCAGAAGACATATATATATAATCGCTGTAATCCCCTATGCGAATTGTCCCACCTTTTATTGTATTGCCTGTTATCGTGCTACTTTTTATGGTCACACTGTTGAGAGTTCCAGTGATGTTCACAAAATCAGCATTGTATCAATAATTGCCATTCCATGTGCTTGGAACGCCAGAATACGACCATGTTTCGTCTTTTTCCGATTGCCCATAACCATCAGAAACACCAATAAATAGTCCATTGACAAACCATACCCTGTGCCATTTTATAACGAATATTGGCCCCGGCCCCGGAAAGCCCACAACCCATGATGATGCCAAATCAAAATATCCAGTGTCTCCCTTAAACAGCCCCGATGTTGCATAAGAGCCATTATATACACTTCCATAGGCCCCTATTGAGCCGTATCTATTTATATACAATCCTTGTCCATAACCTCCGAGGGAAAGATAATTATTGTCAAGATTGATAGAAAGTGTCCCTGAGTTGGTTCTAAGTGTACCAGTGGTAATTGAACTGGCAGATAAATTTTTTATTGTTACTTCTTCGGCATCTATACTTCCAGTCTGAATCAAATCAGCATTTAGTGTACCTGTTTGAATGAAGCTGGCGTTTATCTTACCATCCTGTGTGATTGCAAGACTATATTTGTCATCGTCTTCATAAACATATCTACCAGTGCTACTGTCATAAGGAGTATCACCAGAGGCGTATCCTAAGCCGCCTTTATTCCAACGCCAAACTTTTGTGCTGTGTTTTACATCGGCGGCGTTCATTATGAGTATTTCGTCTGGGTAATCATCTTCGTCCGCGTCGCGTATTACAACATAACCGCCTTTATTACCAGTTATTTCCTGTGCGGTGTTGGCGATGGAAACAGAAGTAGAATTTTGTTTTGGTGCGATTTCATAAAACAACGTGGTTCTGCTGTATTTTAGCTTGAATTGCTTAAATATATAACGATAGTACGTTAAATATTTATACACAAAATATGCTTTTTGTCAACTTTTATAATTGGAAGAAAGGAGTGATTAAAATGGAAAAATTTATGAGTATAAAAGACAATAGACTAAGCGATACTGACTATCCAAGATATTTTGTAGTCACTTCTCGCAGAGAATTTGATAATTGTTTTGCTCCAAAGGGAATTTTACACGGGTACACAATGGGATGGATTTCTACTAAGTATGGTGAGAAATATCAGGAAAACATCTTGAACTTTCCGACAATTATAAAATTCAATAAATTCACGAGGAAATATACCGAGATAGAAAGCTCTGATAGTAGTGAAATTCTAAACAGAGTAAAGTCGATGGATGATATATGGAACGAAGAAAGAGCAAATGGAAATCCAAAATGGGAACAGCACATGGAAGAATGTAATGACTACTTGTATGCTTTAGAAATGCTATATGGTCTATCGTGGGAATAAAAGGGGTTGATAAAATGATACACATATTTAATCGTTATATGATTGTTGATTCTAAAGAGGATTGGTTATTCCAATCAAGATATGGCAAGTTTTTGGGTGGTGAGGTTTGTATTCCAAATAAGAGCTTCGATGAATACGATTTGGAATATGATTATCCAGATTTCATGACATACCCCGCTGTTGCCGAATGTTATTTCACTAACAATAGCTCTATGTTTATAAAACTGGATGTTGAGGGAATAAACTCTGCCATAAAAGATTTTCAGCAAGACATTGACCTTTATAATAAAAACATCTCGCACAGCGCAGAAATGAGTTCTTATATAAAAGACAAGATAAGATTTTACAATTTGCTTATAGAAACGCGAGATAAAATAATCGTTAATAAGGAAAAAGCCGATAGCGATTATGAAAAGGAATATCGCGCAGCAAAAGTCAATGCACTTCGAGATGCAAAACACTTACTTCGTTAAAACGGTTCGCTACCGTTTTATATAGCGCAGAAATGCGCACTAAAGAAAATTTTCTTTTAGAATTAGGGTTTAACGCCCGTTCTAAAGAGACTGTGCGTACTTTCTCTTTAGAATAGAAAAGAGGTAAATCTATGAATTTTACTAAAAAGACTTGGGGTAATACATCTTCAACCCCGCTAAACTACACTTCTCTTAATGACTTGGAAAACCGTATTTATAACGGTCTGAGCCGCACAGACAGATTCCCCATTGATGGTTTGGGCCGCAGCCTGAACAGCATGACATGGGCTTCTCTTAGCACCATTGCTAAGGCTGGTACTGCCGCCGCCAATAACATCATGGTCGGTGACTATAAAGACACCACTTGTATGGGCAGCACTGTTAGAATGCAAATTGCTGGTATTGATACTTATTACAATACTGGCGATACTGCTATTGGCCACCACATCGACTGGATTAGTGTAGGTTTACTTGGTACAGGACACGTTATGAATAGTACCAATACCAACAACGGAACCGAAACTTCGCACTCTCCCTGGCTTGCAAGTGAGATGTACACTTGGCTCAACGGCGATGAAGTCTACGGTACTCTTGATTCTGATTTGCAGAGTGTTATTGTTACAAAGCGTACTATTATGGAATATCGCTATTCTGCAAATGGAACTTTGACCGATTCTACGTCTTGGGAGTGGGAGGATATTGGTAAGCTTTGGCTCCCCACCGAATTTGAAGTTTTTGGCACTTCTATTTGGAGTGACCAGACGTGGGGTTCTCAGCAAGCTATGCAATATCCACTGTTCGCTAACAACTGGAAAAGCCGCCTAAAGGGCAAAAGCTCGACCAGCCCTGCTGGGCGTGGTACCTGGTGGTTGGCATCAGCGCAGGCTGGTTCGTCTGCGGCCTTCTGCTGTGTCAGCTACGATGGCCTTGCGGGCAACTCTGCGGCCTCCACCTCTGGTGATTGGCTGTCCGAGCCGCTGTGCTTCCGTCTGGCGTAAGCCAGACCCGCAAGGGCCATATAAAATATAGCCTTTGACTTCAATGACACGTTTGCTCGGAGCTATCTGCTCCGACAAACGATGTCTATATTGTTATGAAATACCACTTCTAAAATGAAAGGTTTATGGGTGATTCCAATGCAGTAATTTATTAAATTTATAAAAATTTTTATAAACACGAGGCATATCTATATCGTAGTGAAAGGAGAAATGAGTATGACAGTGTTAAGCTTATTTGATGGAATAGCAAGTTTTCGCGTGGCTCTTGAAAGAGCAGAAATAGACGTGTTCAAGTATTATGCTTGTGAAACCAACATGCAAGCTATTGATGTTGCTTTGAGAAATTATGACGATATATACGAGATTGGAAACGTATATAAATTAAGCAACAGCGTCCTAAAGTCCTTAGACCAAATAGACATGGTTTTTGGTGGTTTATCCAATTTGGATTTTTGTGACGATTCTAACGAAAATAATAAACTATTTTATGAATTTAAGCGTGTTGTTGATTATATAAAGCCAAAATGGTTTTTACTGGAAACATATGTTGTTTCTGAGAAAAATCAGCAAATTATAGCCGATGCTCTTAAAGTAAAACCAGTTTTAATCAACAGCAGCATTGTTTCAGCTCAACGCCGAGAAAAATTGTATTGGAGCAATATACAGGCTTCGCCATTTGATTGCGTACAATCACCAGTAAAAAGCCTTGTTCTCAGAGATATTGTTGAGCCGCCAAGTTTAGTCCACAAGAGATATTGGTGTCAGAATGATTACACTCTTACGTCCAGCGAAGGGCATAATGTAGTTGCTTACCTGAACATCAACACGCACGAAATGAATCGGCGTGTATACGGACTTGATGGCAAATGTGGAGTCATAACCACCCATCATGGCGGGTATCAAGTGAGAAAGATTTTTCAAAGTGGAAAGTGTCGAAAGCTAATGCCTATTGAATACGAAAGATTGCAAACCCTTCCAGACAATTATACTTGTATGAGAAGTGATACAATTCGCTATTCTTTAATAGCAGACAGTTCGACGGTAGATATTATCGTGCTTTTTCTAAAGCGTATTAAGAATGAGGTATAAGAATTATGAGTAATGTTAATCAGAGAAATCATACACCAACTGGCTTAGAGTATTTGGAGCTTTCAAGGGAATTAAGAAAGCGTGTTCATGTTTTTTGCGATTCTCCAAAGCGTTATCCAAAATCTTGCACATTCACTCTCAAAATTCCGACAATAAACCTTGTTCGAGAGATTAACGACAACGCTGTTGTTATCAGTTGTACTAATAACGCCTCTGTCGAAAAGTGCCAAAAGAAACACGATTTGGCCGAAGATATTCTATCGAAAATTGCGGTTCTTGATGAAGAAATTTTGTTCGCGGTTAATCTTAACGGAATTAAATTATCCGAAGCAGAAGCGATTCTCGACACAATGTCTCGACTAAAATCTAAAATAATTGGCGTTCGTGAGGCCGCTTCAAAAAGAATTAGTGAACTAAATAAAAGCCAAAAGAAAGAGTAAGAATTTTTATAAATTAGGGATATTCGCTGTATTCTATTGCTGGGCGTAATAACTGGTGGTTGGCATCAGCGCAGGCTGGTTCGTCTACGAACTTCTGCAATGTCAACAACAATGGCAATGCGAACAACAATGCGGCCTCCAACTCTAATGATTGGCTGTCCGAGCCGCTGTGATTCCGAATATGTATTTTCCTATACAAATATGCCCTGACACTTTGATTCTCTCAAAGTCCGTGGTACTTCGGAAGGAGTGAATGTCCCCCGATTAAGTTCGTAAATTTATAGCTCGATATTGTCAAGTGGACGCCGCCATCAGACCGATATAGTTATTTATTGCCAAGAAAGGTCATTGATGCGCGTGCATGGCGAGATTTTTACGCATATTCTCGTTGCATACTTGGTACAATCACGCCGTTAGAAAAATGCGTAGATATTGTACTTTACTTTAATTTATTGTACTGAACGGTACGGGCTGTTTTAAGGAATTGAAATAGGTGATTTCTTATGGATGAGCCGATAAAGCCATCAAGAAGAAAACGAAGAAGATTAAATAGAATCAAACTAAGAGAAGCTAAACATGATAAAAGCAAAGCGGTGCAAATTACCTTTGATAATACTATAACATTAGATGCGCTTTATCGTGCATATCTGTTATCAAAGCTTGGCGTTAGTTGGAAGAAAAGCACTCAAAAGGCATCAATAACTCTGCTTGAAAATCTGCATACAATTCATAAAGAAATGATTGCTGGAAAAGATATGCGCATGGGGTTTATTCAATTTACACTCTTTGAAAGAGGAAAAGCGAGGTTTATACAAAGTGTTCATTTCCGCGAGAGAATAGTTCAAAGAGTTGTATGTGATGAAGTCTTGTCTCCGCTTTTTACACCTACTTTGATATACGACAATGGTGCAAGTATAAAGAACAAAGGTATTCAGTTTGCTATAAAGAGAGCACAATGTTCTCTTGAACGCCATTACCGCAAATACGGAAGAAATGGCTATGTTATACAAATAGATTTTTCATCATATTTTGCCAATATATCTCATAAAAAGTTGAAAGAGATATTTGAACATTATATAAAAGATAAGAAGCTGTTTGATTTGTGTTGGAGCTTTGTTGCGGCATTTGGTAATAAGGGCTTGGGGCTTGGTTCACAAGTAAGCCAAGCTGCTGCTGGTGTGTTTATGAACAGAATAGACCACTACGCAAAAGAAGTTCTAAAATTAAAAGCCTATGTCAGATATGCAGATGACACTTTAATTATAGTCAAAACCAAAGAAGAAGCCGAACGTATATTGACTATTCTCCGAGAATGGTATAAACAATACGAGATTGTAGTCAATGAAAAGAAAACAAAAATTGTTAAATTAACAAAAGGTTTTACTTTTCTAAAGACTCAATTCTTCGTAGAAGAAAACGGCAAGATAGTAAAACGCATATGCAGAAAAGGCGTTACTGCAATGCGCCGTAAATTAAAGAAATTTATCAAATTTGTTAATGCTGGTTGCATGAGTTTCGGGCAAGCTTACGCTTCTTTCCAGTCTTGGAAAAGCTATGCCGAACATAAAAATACTTTTAAGACGGTCTTGAATATGACGAGGCTGTTTTATAGGATATTTGCAAATACACCTAAAGAACAGAAAGAGGTAAAACTATGGAACAAAATAGTGAAAGAATTGAATACTTGGAGTCGGAGATTAGAGCTTGTAAACTCTTTCTCTCTCAATCAGACTATCAGTGCATGAAATACGCCGATGGCGCATTGACCGAAGATGAATACGCAGACATGAAAGCAAAGCGTCAAACTTGGCGCGATAATATCAACGCTTATGAAGCTGAAATCGCATCGCTCGAAGCCGCTGATACCACTGAAACCGAAGCTGCCGAAACTGAAACGGAGACTTCTGCCGAGTCTTGATTTAATTGAGTGAAGGTGGGGTTGTAATGGTTAAAACTTATTCTGTGAAAACACAAGGTAGTCTAAAACTATCAAACAACTTTACCGTGTCTGAGTTTGCTTGCAAAGACGGTTCTGATAAAGTTTTAATAGACACAGACCTTGTTGACGTACTACAAAAAATTCGCGACCATTTTGGCAAACCTGTCAAGATAAATTCAGCTTATAGAACTGTATCTTGGAACGCAAAGCAAGGTGGTTCGTCAAGCTCCTATCATTGCAAAGGAATGGCCGCAGATATTAAAATTGAAGGAGTTAGCGCTGTAGAAATAGCTTACTTTGCACAGACAGTTACGAACGGCGTTGGAGCATATTACTATGGTACTTCCGATTTTGTCCATGTTGATACAAGACCTACCGTAAAACATTGGCTTTGTGCCAAGGCTGGAAAATACGAATATTATAATACCGATTTGATGCCTACCATTAAAAAAGGAAGCAGCAAATCAACCGCTGTAAAATTCGTTCAAAAAAAGCTTGGAATATCTATTGACGGAAAGTTTGGTAGCGGAACTCGCAGCTCTGTAATCAAGTTTCAGCAAGATAATGGATTGACGGCTGATGGTGTAGTTGGTAAAAACACTTGGACTAAAATGTTCTGTTAATATAAACAGAAAGGATGTTGTGAAATGACAGTTGAATATTTTTGCGTATTACTTCTCGCTTTCGGAACAATAGCAACAGTAATTACTGAGTTTATCAAAACCTATGCAGATGGACAAGGCAAAACTTATAATACACAACTTATTGCTGTAATTGTCGGCGGTATTGTTGGTATCGTAGGAACCTTTGTTGTTTATGTTGTTAATGGAACTCCCATTACCGTACTTAACGCCTTATGGGCTATATTTGAGGGCGTGGCAACAATCATCGGTTCACAAATCGGATACGATAAGATTGTTTCTGTAATCAAATCAGCGCTTGGCAAAGTTTGATTAAACCAATCATAATAAATTACTCCTAAAATAATAAGTGGGGCAACCATTGCGGTTGCCCCATGTTTTTCCGTTTATTTATTATAATTTATATGTTTTTCATTTGAGAAGACATGAAAAACAAACGCATCGCAAACATCCTCATCATCATAGTCAAGACACCTTTGCGTCATTCTATACAAATAAGAAGAATCGCCAATTTTCGTTATATGCTTATCCATGGCTTGTCTCGCAATGTTTTATCTACTTTCAGCTTCGAGATTTTCTATTCTGCGTATAATTGCATCAATACGCGGTTCAGGCGCAATCATACTCAACGCTTCTCGCTTATCAATATAAAAATGTATTCCGTGAGTGCAAATCATATCTTTAGAATCGTCGAATGAATCCGCGTATACCATTTTATGCCTTTTATAAGTGACCGCCTTTGTGGGATACATTGTACTTTCAACAGTCTCTTTTCGACGTATTGGAAGGAATGGATTTGATGGAATTTCGTAGATTTCTTCAACATAAGCATAGCTGCAACGTGATTTAGAGGAACTCCCTGATGTCCTTTGTGCGCTTGCTGGAATTTTTAATTTTACTAAGCAATGTCCGCACATTTTCCAGCCTATAAATTCTCCATCCGAAGGGCAATTTATATGTTCTGTTTTAACTCCTTGTGTATCGACAAATACATTGTTTGTTCCAATTAAAGAAAAACTTTTGTGGATTTTGCAAGCACAGAATGTACACCTGTCAAATCTTATCACAATATGTGAAACTGCCGTTTTAAGATTGACTAATTTCGATTTTCGAGCATCTTTGAAAACTATTGTACCCTCTTTTATTCTGGCAATACAGAGTGTATCAAAATAAGATTCGACAACACTAATCACAATTAAATCTGACAACCATCCAGCAATTCTTGTCAATGCTTCTGGGACAATCTCGTTTATATATGAAAAGCAATATGAGTCTTTTATATGAATAGTAGTAGTAATCTTGTTATTTGTAGATGTTATTTTCTCGACCACTATCATACGGTCATGCCACAAAAAATTGACAGTTTTTTTAACAATCATATCCGAGATTCCTCATTTGGATTTCAAGCTCACGTTCGTCTCCTTCATCCTTTTTGTTTGGCCATTTAGTGGTTTTACCGTTTTGCTTAACCGTTATGCCTCTAACGGTTATCTTTGTATCATCAGAGCTGACAGAACCAAGCCGCTGAATTAAAGACGAGGCCAAAAAGTCTGCAAGTGTTTTTTTGCTTTCTCTTGCCCTTCTAATTATTTCTGTTTCCGTCTTACCAGAAACTTCCATAACATAATTAACATCAATTTTCATTTTCGCTCACTTCCGCTTCGCTTGTTGCAAGATGTATAAATTCTAACACAAAGTTGCTGACCATATTTTGAAACCATAGTAATTTGCTCTTGCTGTTAATACCTTTTGCAAATGCAAGCCAATTCAAGTCTTTCCCTAACACTCTATGCCCTTTGCAGATGTAACCAAATGTCGAGAAAATGTATCCTTTATGGTAAAATCCATATTCATTTTTGTATTTGGAGATAATCTCCGCTATTTTTCTTTGGGCGCTAACATAATCATCAAGAGTTATTACATCAAACACGTTTTTCTCTACGGTGTGTTTATCGTCATCTTTACCTTTGTAGATTTCAAAGTAAAGGTGCATATTGTAGTTAGCCATTGCCGCCCTCGTTGATGTTCACCGTAACAAACGACTGGGCAAACTGGTCGGGAGTCATTTCCATCAACTTTGCGTCTTTTGAAATCGGATTATGCACATAGCAAGCGCCAAAATTAAACTTCGTTTTGTTTCCTTCTTCGCCGTAATTTACTCCATCTTCAACAACATCTCTTGTCTTAAAATCAAAAGCAACGTTACAGCTATTCAAAAAATCTTCAAACGCTCCGACATTTTCTTTTCTGAGAAAGAAATAAGTCATTTTCGGCATACAAACATTACCCATTTTATTTTTCTCCTTTTAGTAATTTATTATAAGCTTTAATTATTTTACAGCTTTCTTCCAAGCCTATCATGAAAATCGTAGTATCTATATAAAGAGTGTACCCAAGGGCGCTCACAAATACAACCGTCGTAAGCAACATAGGTATCAACTAATTCTGCATTTTTGTGACTTAGAATTTCTTCAATCGCTGCCTCGGTTCGTCCAAGAAAATAAGAATCATCAATAAACACATAATCGCAATACTCATCAATCAGCCAATCATATTCATCTGGAATGTCCCCGTTTCGCAGCCCACCACATACAAGTAAATCGACTCGATAACCAAGCTCTCTAATTTTATATCCAGTTTTGCCAGATGCTACAATCTTTACTTCTGATAAATCATGGTCTTGCTCTATCATTTTATATATAGAATCAATTACTTCTTCATCAAGACGGATTGCATTATCAAGTTCGTCAAAGAAAATTGTTCCTCCATTGTATTTATCTAAAAGCTCGTTTACTTTTTCTACCATGTGTTCTTCCATTTTTCTTTTCATTCACCTCTCTTTCGTTTTTAGAATTTTCCCAAAGCATCTTTTGAATCATTGGTTCGGTTTTATAATGTTCTTCTATCGTCCAATCGCCAGTTCTATAATAAGCCATGCCATGTTTGAATCTTATTACCCTTGGAAAACAGTCGAACTTTATAACAAGTGCGTCTTTTTCGTTTTCAACAATCATATATTGACTTTTCTTCATTTTATCTGAAAATACGCGATTTATGAAGTTAAAAACATTCATAGGTGCGCTTATTTCTACTGGATAAAATTCGTATTTTGTTCGTTTCTTTTTCTTGTTCATCTAAATTTGTATTTTCGCACATATCTTGTCATTTTGAGATTAAATTGTCAAATAATCTTTAAGCATTTCATCTCTTGCTCTCTGATAAAAGTTTCTATCAATCTCAAAACCATAAGAACTTCGTCCAAGCTCTGCTGCCGCTCGAAGCGTTGTTCCAGAGCCACAAGCAGGGTCGATTACAATATCATATGGGTCTGTAAAAGTCTCAATAAGCTTCTTTAATACTCCAACAGGTTTCTGCGTTGGATGAATTTTGGGATAGATTTTTGCGTCATCCTTTTGCCACTCAAACCAATTAAAAACCATATGACCTGTTCCACGAATGTTTTTTCCGTTTTCATCGACTTGCAAACCATTTCTGAACTTTGGCAATCTCCCTCGATAAAGTAGAAGCGCATACTCTGTCGCTCCGACAACCCGCATATTTGCCTTTAGAACCTGTGGAGAATAATTCTTAATAAATACTAAAGGAATGTAATTTACAAATCCATGTTGTTTAGCTGCATCAATTAGTGTTGAAATTTGTTCAAAAGAGCAAAACACAATCATGCAAGGAGAGTTTGAAGAACGTCCACGAGCGCACGGTTTTGTATCTTCCTTTTTCAACAGCTTATGGCAAAAATGAAAATACTCATATAAATTGAAATTCATATCGGAATTAAAAGCCTGTTTTCCCGCAAGTTTACTTTCTCCGTTTACTCTATCGCCATGATTGTACCACATTGGGTTAGAGCCATAAAACTGCGTGCCTACGTTATACGGAATGTCGCAAATTACCAACTGTGCTCTCGGAACACAATACCCTTTATAATTTTGAAAACTATCTCTATATATCTCACACTTAATCTTGCGTTCTTTTTGCTCTTGCATCGTCAGCCCTCACTTCGTTTTATCTGTTGTAATTATAACACAAAACCCTTTAGAAGTCAAGACTTCTAAAGGGTGATTCGCAGATTTTATAAAATTATTTTCTAACCAGAACTACATTTTCAGAGCTTGTAATATACTCTACGCCATCAATAACTACTTTTACCATCCCGCTGATATGTCCTCTCACCGTTTCCACATTGCCTTCTACAATGGTTCCATCTGGCATTGATATATAAGCATAGTAATATGTGGAAGAATTGTTTGTCTTTGATTCAGTGGAAACAGTGCCGCAACCAGCAAAAGTCAAAACAATCGCAAGAGTGACAAGCAATTTCTTCATTCTTTAGATTTCTCCTTTTGTTCTACAGCCAATAGTTTATTTTGTTTCATAATGATTCCCAGCCAAATAGATAATGGCCCATACTATTAAAAAGATGAAAAACCATTGTTTTATATACATCTGTCTATCACTCATCCTATAATTTCGCGCCACATATGGGTTGGTGTGCTTTACTGGCACAACGTCAGCAGAAGGAATTTTATCGACTAAATCTATGTCAGTATCGCAACTATCGCGATAAGCTTCTGAGTATTCATCATAATTGTGTTCTTCGAGCCAGTCTCTGCGTTTTCTTAATAATTCTTTTAGTTTTTCGCGTTCAATATAATCACTCATCGTATTCCTCGATTGGCTTAGGCCATGTAGTCCAATGCGTTATGTGTTCCCTTATCCTATCAGAGTACGGATAAAACTCATCCATTAAAGTCCAACCTATTTCATCAGGACAAAATAGAGGTTTGGTGGGATTATACCAAGCTTTTAGCACCAGATTATTTTCTACCTCAGTATCGTCATTTTCCCAACGTTCGTGAACATTCACAAGATAACTTCCTGTCTCTTTAGGCAAGTGGTCTTTCACGCTTATCCATTCTTGTGTAAATTTCATATTATATTAGCCTCCATTCCTTACCTTCTTCTACCGAGAGTATTGGCACATAGTAAAGTTCATTTTCTATTGTCATATTAAGCTCAAAATTGCGAGGAAAAGAGACTTTCTCTGAACTATATATTGGGACTCTAATTCTCTGATAGGTCGTTGCGATAGGCAACACTTCATGACTTAGAATTTGATTAAATTTAATACCATAATCTCCAATAACTTCCTTTAGAGATACATCGTATTTCTGAGTACTCGAAAGAAAATCATCATACGTTTCAAATCTAATCATCAAAGGCAGTAATCCTTTGCCTTTTTCGATAACCGTAAATTTCTTTGCGAGCTTTTCAGGCTGCGGAACGGGCATCCAAAATCTGACGCACCCCTTATTTCTTGGAGTCTCAACAGACCAACCTGATTTAGCATAATATTTTGAAAACATGACATCGTTGGCTTTTTCTTTGGAAGAAGAACTGCCAGCAATATATTCTGGCGCATATACTAAATACCATCCATTTTCCGTTGGCAATCTATCAGTAACAGAAATAAACTCGTCCATTAGCCTTTATCTCCTTGTTTTATTTTGGCTTATATTGAGAACAATGCTTGTGCGAAAAATGAAACACATCTTGTTGCTGTTCTTCTCCATAGAAATAGTATCTGTTCGGGCAACCACATTGATATTTATACTTCTTAGGAGCCGCTAAATCTATATCGAAACAATTATAAATCACAAGATAACGGCACTGGTTGCAATCATATATTGGCTCGAAATCATTCATTATAGCAATCCCCATAAGGAAAATAATAGTTATGTCCAGTTCGTGTTGCTCCAAGTTTATAAACCTGTGGGAATGTCATATTCTCACAAACGAAAATTGGAACATCGGCCCATCTTGAAAAACACTCCGAAAATATCACAAGATGGTCATGCCCTTTCAAGAAAGTCTCCAACAACTTTCCAGAGTCATCTTTTGCTTCTTCTGTAAAATATGAATAGTGGCGAGTGCTGTCTAAAAAATCTTGTTCCGTTTCAAATCTAATAACCAATGGCAATTTCTTACCCTGCTTAATTATTTTGTATTTTCGAGCATAGCCATTTGGTTGTATAATTTGCATCCAGTAATCTACAAAACTCGGATGATTGATATTCCCAGCGTCAATACTCCAACTTTTACCATTCCATTTTGAGAACATAACGCCGCCAATTTTTTCTTTAGAAGCATTAAAATATCTCGGAGCAAATACTATATACCAACCTTTATTCTCTGGTTGTCTGTCTAAAGCACAAATCCATTCCATATAAACAACTCCTTTGTTTTATGGAGCAAGTATAGCACGGAATTGTGTTTTTGTCAATAGATTTTAGAATACTTTTCCCTGACTTCTTTGGCCTTTCCGCATGACATAGAACCTTCTCCGCAACCACCACTAACACAACTTGGGCCAGCATTGGCAAACAAATGGGGAGCAATCGTCTTCACCAAAGCAAGCATTTGTTCCGCAACTTCACGGATTTCAGTTTGAGCGCGATTACAACACCGAAGTTCAAAAAAATGATGAAGCTCTCTCGCGTTCATTGTTACAATCATAGCCGTATTGCAAGCCTCTGGAAGAACATATCTTGCGTTCTCTTGCGCTTTCTTTTTAGCCACAGATTCCGCTATCCCAGAATCAACATAAATTTTTGTTAAATGTTCGACAAGAGAATTATAACTTTCAAAAGATTTCTTGTATGATTCTGTAAACAGCCAGTCAACGCCGTTTTCTGCCATGTAATCCTGCTCTGGTATAACGCAATCGGTATTTGCCATTGAGCAATATCTTTGACTTCTGACGGAGTAAGCACAGCCCACTCTATGTCTCGTTATCTGAGCAAGAAAACTACGGCTGACACCTTCAATACTAAAAGTAAAAGAAACGTGTTCAAGAGGCGATTGGTGTCCAAGATTCGTTAAATGTTCTAAGAAGGAATTTACTTTATCTTCCGTTAGACCATCCATTAGCTTATCAACATCGCTATTGGAATAACACAGTTTTGCTGCTGCTGCCACAATTTTTTCTGGCTCTGGTGTGTATGTGATTAAATTTACTTTTGCCATATTATCTTTCGCCTACCTTTAATTCTTGATACAAGTTATTATATTTAGACATCTGACGTTTCTTTTCATTTTCAAAGTCATCACTTATTTCAGCAAGCGCCTTAATATCGTAATTTGATTTTATATTATTCCTTTCTTCCTGTTCTGCTTCCGTTCGTAGAAATTTTATAAATCTTATATAATCCAGCGCGTCACTAAACACTATCATTGTCTCATTATAAAATGGATACCTATAGTTTGTAGCAAATGGATTAGCCTTGTTAATTTCTTTTTCGCGATAGCACATTAGTTTATAAATAGATACAAACGTGTCGAATGATAACGCAATATACTTCCGCGTTTTAATCTCGTTTTTAGCACTTTTGTATGCAAACCAAGGCCGCTTAACAGCCAAGCCTTCATCAAAAATATGTTCATATATAATTGTTGAAATTGAAGCAGTAATTAAAACAACCAGTAATATACACGAGATGTCATTGTTACGCACCGAAGAAATCGCAAATGTTCCAATGGAAATCAATAATAATAAATATTCGATGTGAGTAAAAAACCATAAGATACCAACATTCTTAAACTTCATTTATGAATCCTCGACATTGATAGAACAACTTCAAGTATTGCAAGCACTACGATAATTATAATTGCTTCAATCCATAGTGGAGAAAAAACCCATACCCAAGACCATTCAATTACCCCAAGACATTTTAACACAATAAATATAACTGTCAGCACACCGCAAATTCCCATTCCGCTATTCCCATTGCTGTTACTTTTCATGATTTTTCTCACTTTCGTCAAAACGCACTTTCGTGCTCTTAGTTGTCATACATCTTCGCGCCGCACCTTCCGCAGTATTGGTGTTTTTCGTATGTCAACCACAATTTTCTATCGTCCGTTAAGTCGTGCGAACCGCAGTTGCTGCATTTGACTTCACAGCCAACACCGTCAAACTCGCCAAATATCCAGTGTGCATGTACCACAGGTGCAACGTCTACCGACGGCCTATCATTGAGAAACTCAATTATGGCCTCATGGTCTGCCGCCAAAAGATACCCACGCCGTTCATATACGCGCCTATTTGCTTCCAGATACTCTATCGCTGCGCTCCTATCAATGTATTCAGCCATCGACAATTACCTCATCCATTCTTGCACCACAATAAGGGCAAAAATCCTGTTCATTCGCAATATGCGTACTATAATAGTCACTGCAATTCATGTCATAACCCCGACAGTTAGAGCATTGATATTCACCGTATGATTTGGCTTTTATCCAATGTGCGTGTACTACTGGCACGACATCAGCAGCGGGCATAGCTCTTACTTCTGCCAGTGCATCAATTCTATCAATATTACCGTGTATATTGTAAAGCCGCCTATAGAGTTCGTCACGGTCTATATATTCAACCATTATAATTTTACCTCGACAGTGCAAATCGTATCATTTCTACTCCCACCATGAGGAACAAGTAAGATTCTCGTCATTTCAAAACCACGAGTTTTGCCTATCCCCATAGAGTTCCAGCCAAAACAAATTACTTTCCCATTGGGTTTGATAATACGAGCAATCTCATCTTTGGTTTTAGACCAAAATGTTGTTCTACCGTCCCATTTCAAGTTTTTGCCAATATTATCATAACATTCTTTTACCTGACGTGGAGAGTATGGCGCGTCAAACAAAACTCCATCAACAGAATTATTGCCAAACAACTTTAGAAATTCTAAAGCGTCCATGTGATAGTTCGTTGGTCTTTCTGGATTCAAGTCATTTGTTATTTGTGCTGGCGAATGTTCTCCTGCAAATGGGTCAACCCATAATCCATCAGTTATTTCTTCTTTTAGAAGTTCCGCTATGGGTTTTATTGTAAAAGTCCATTTATTAGGCATAGCCCATTTACGTTCTATAATCATTATTTATCTTCCTGTATAGTATATTTATTCAAAAAATCGGTTGGACAATACGATACGATTTTCTCAGTTGATTCATCAATACGCTCTTTTACATAGAAATGACCGCTATAGAAACGCCACAGATTAAATTTACCGTATCCATTTTCGACCGCTAAACAAAGAATATCCCCATCTTCATCAACACTAACAATTTTAATGTTTTCACAAGAAGCCGCAAGTGTAATTATATCTAATTTGCAACGGTCACTTCCGTTATATTCTATATAGTTGGTTTCTTTAACTTTTAGAACACACTTTCTCATATTCCAATCCTCTATAAGTGATTCATTTACATTCAATAAGCAATTTCACACACTCCATAATGCAAATCGCAAAAGTATTTACAAAACTCATTGTAACTTGGATAATAAAAATCTAAGGGATATGTTGCATTTTCCATGTCAACATATATTCCATAACGTAATGGAATCCAACCGCCATTAGGCAATTCTATAACGTACTTTCTGCTTCCAAATTCATTATTCTCTTTCTTTAGAACAAATGGTTTTTCGATGAAATCTTCACATCTTTCATTGAGCCACTCAATGAAATTCTGTTCATCTCCGTATCTTACCTCGCAGAATTGGTATTTGCAGTTCCTAAGCGGCATAGCATAATCAGTTCTCATTGCTTCGTTAGCTCCCATTGAATCCGTTGAATCGCTCTAAGTAGTTCTATTGCTTCGAGAAAATCCTCTTGACTAACGCGGTCTTCATCGTTATCGTTAAATGCGGTTTTGATTACATCCAGTAAAACATTAGACACTGTTTTAAGGTCGTTTACTTTCACTTGTCCATTGACATATTTTACAATACAACATGGATACCTAAATGCTTCTGCCGCCAGCTTATCAATAGTAACGACATCATATTTTGCCGCTACTGCGCAAAATTCATTTGTGTTTCTTACTACTGTTATTTCTTTATAGGGATTTATAGTCATTTTCCATCCTTTCAAAGACGTTTAACGTTTCATTTCTACCCATTTGCTACTCATGTGCTTTAGAATCGCAGTGTTTGTAAAATCTATCGCCGCTTGTTTATCTATAAACAAATGTATTCCACCAGCACAAATAGCATCGTCCGCACTATCGAATCTATAATCTTCCACCCAACTTCCAACTTTGTACTCCAAGGGTTTTGCACCAAACACTTCGCAAAATGCACTTGTGGCCACAGACTCATTAAACCCTGTTTCCAAGTCAAGAATTGACACGACCTTCGCCTTATCCACTCTACATTTACAAGAGTTTCCAGAAGTCCTTTTAGCTTCGCTCGGAACATACAATTCAACAAGCGCATTATGATTGTTGCAATAAGCCTTTTTCCACCCAACAAACGCGCCCTTAGATGGACAAGACAAATAATGGTATATTGGCCCTCCATCACATTCTTCAAAAACGCAATTTGAGTCCGCGATAAACTCAATTTTCGCCAAGCTTGTATCAAGAGGGCGTAAGTCGCACCGATTAAAAGCGCAATCCAAAAAGCGAAATTCGATTTTTACATTTTGATTTGCATAACAAGGTATATCAAAAGTGACTCTATAAAAATAACAAGTGTGAAAATGAAGACAAATTCCAAAATTATACGAGCCAAACTTTTCTAATGCAGTATCGTATACGTTCATGAGCAAGCTTCTAATTCCAACATAATTGAGAACTTTCTCATGCAAAACATATTCTGCCAAATTGGTTCCACGCCTAAAACTTACACCATTTGTGTTGCAAATTGATGTTTCAATCATTAAATCACGCTCCCAGAAAATACAAAACAAGTTGCAGTGCAGATTCAAATATTGCAAGACATCCTAAGACGCAAAATAAGCAGCTAAATAATATAAAACCTATGCCGCCCTCTTTTATCAGAATACTTTTCATTGTGAAACAGATAGAGGCTAAAACAATATATCCAAAGGAATAATATGCGTTCATATCGCGCCTCCAATTTCACGTTGTGACCTTTGCGGCTTTTAGTTCTGCCTTATATTTATAATAGGTAGGTCTGCTAACATTAAGCATCTTCATAACTTCTGTATCTTTCAAATAGCCGCCAAAGTCCTTAGAATAATCCTTGATGGTCTGCTTTGCCTCTTTGGCCTTTTTGGTTTCAATTTTCGAGCCTTCCTTGCGTCCTATCTGTTTGCCATTCAAACGTGCTGTTTCAATACCTTCTTTAGTGCGTTGATGCAAGTCTGTGACTTCTTTCTCTGCCTGTTCAAAGGCTAATTTAACTTGGTATTCCATTATATCAACAGAACACAGAAATACATCTGAGTTGATTTGCGGTTGTTTCAAGAATACAATACCGACTCCGCGATTGCATAGCTCTTTATATAGCGTCAATCCAGTTTCGCAGTTTCTTGCCAAGCGCGACACATCGTCAAAAACAACGGTATCTCCTTCTTCTAAAGTATGGTACAACTTGCTCCATTCTGGACGTTTCATTGTCGTACCCGTTACACCTTTCTCAGTGACAATCACAGCATCGGGATATGCTTTTTTAATATTTCTGATTTGCCGTTCAATATTTTGCTGCTTTCGTGATGTTCTACAATATCCGTAAATCATTCTTGTATCACCCTTCTTATTGTTTTATCTTTTACTTCGTCTTTATTATAACATAAAGCAGCGGATAAGTCAAGTGTTATCCGCTGCTAATTCACAATTTATTATTTTTCAATCACATCATACTGGCGTTCAAATTCCCCTTTGGGCAAGTAAAACATACCATTCGGATTTGAGCACTCAGGGCTTCTAACCCAAACAATATCGTGCCCCACTCTAAACACTTGTGGATTCTCGGTAGACTCTTTTGCACCATAACGATTATAAACAGTTACCTCAAAGAAACAAGGTACTTCTCCATGTTTGGTTTTTCGCTTGACCTTAAATTCACAGTCCTCATCATTCATCAGTTGTGGGATAAGAAGTGGCAATGCTTCGAGAAAATTTCTTTCCGTTATAATATAAGCATCGTCTGTATTTTCAGGTCTTTTACGTCTAACCGCCATAACGTCTTCTTTATTCATGTTTTAGTACCTTCAATTACGTCGTTTCGTCATCTGTATTGTTCTCTACTTTTGTATCTTCTGTGGTTTCGCCTGTGTCTGTATTTACATCTGTTTCAGTTGAAGTGCCGCTATCGGTTTCCGTACTACTGTTATCAGTCTCAGTATCTGTAGTAGTATCACCGTCATCCTTAGTATCAGAGCTATCTCCCGTGTCTGTGTCGGTGTTAGTAGAAGTATCGCCACTACTTGTATCGGTAGACGAACTGCTACTACTTGATGACGAAAAATTACTACTGGATGTTGTAGTAGAACAGCACTTACAATTATTACCACTGCAACTGCTCGACAACTTTACTTGCGCGTCAGGAACATTGCAGTAGGGACTGCCACACTCACACTGGAAATGTTCGTTAAATTCATCTTCGGTAAAACTCATTGGAAGATTTACCTCCATTGCCGAAATTACACAAATGCTTCCATAATAATACATCTTTACGGTAATTTCTTTTGAACCACTTCCAGCCGAAACCACCATGTATACTTCTACACCGTCATCAATGGTTCTCGTGTTATATCCTGTCCCCATCTTTTCAATGGCATTAGTTAGCACATCAATAAATTCCTGTGCGCTACTTTCATCCAATTTAATAGCTTGTAAAAGTTCTGTACAATTAAACATAATATTTACTCCTTTTCTCTTTTTCTTTAGAATAAATGGTTATTCAATGAAATTTTCGCAAGTTTCATTGAGCCGTTCGATATAATTCCGTTCATTGCCATATCTTACCTCATTCCCGTGATATTCTATTTCTGTTCCATTAGAAAGTCTATATATTAGACTATCATAATCTCTTACATACCAAAGCCACATATCTATTGAGTTTAGGCGATAATGTTCATTCGTAAGTGCATCTTTCAATTCGACTATTTGTGTCCAATCTCCTATCAACCTCGTAATCTTCTCGATGCTATCAAAATTATATATTAAAAAATCGGATGGGTCTTCACAAAAGCAGTAATCTTCTTTTGATAAATATATAATTCTATGTCCTAAAGCTGAACATATGGTTATGTCTTCATTTGCGGTTGTTTCTGCGTTTGCAATGGGAGATGTTAAAACACTCAAACCAGCAATACCCGCTCCAATAATAAAGTTTCTTCTTGTAATCTTGCTCATTTAATCACACAGCTTTCTAAGTTTCTTATCATATGCCCGGCAATTAGCAGCATCTTTTATTTTGCTCACAAAAAGCGTAGTTTTGCAAGAACACCTAAAAGCATAAAGCATATTGCCATCTGTATCAATCGCTTTTTCTAAAATTGGTGACGCACCACAATTTTCACAATCAAGCAATGTATTAAGATAATGCTCATCGCTGCCATCGTCTATGTCTATGTGTATGTCTTCTTCGAGGCTACTAAGCGTTTTGTTTATTTGTTTTAGCTGTTGGACAAGTTCTTTCCATTCACGTTCTGTTGGTTCCATTTAATTCACTCCTTTCCACCTCTATGTCAACCGAGGCGGGTCAAAGCCTTCGAGGTTATTTATTTCAATGGTGCAATTAAAATCAACTCCATCCCTATCGTTTGTCACCCTTCCAAAGCTGATGGCGTTTTTAGAAACTCCATAAGCAGCGGATATAATCTCTTTCAAGTCTTTTTCTTCAAGTTCAATCCACTTTCTCATAATAGACACCTTCGTTCTATTTATAATACATTTAATCGGAGAGGTATCTCCGTTATATAGGATTACATCCTCCCACATAACGCGATATTTTTTTGCAATGGCCTCTTGTATCTCTCTTTCATTAAGTATACAAACCATTTTCATCGTTACCGACCCCTTTAGAAACTTTTGGAATCAAACTTACATGAATGATAGCTCCGTGTCCCACATCATATTGATTTATATAATAGGTTTTAAGACTCACAACATCTACTGGCACTTTATATTCCTTTGCTATTAACTTTTTCAAATCTTCTGTATTAAGTTCAATATACTTCTTCATTTTGTCATCTCACCAATAAATAGGTTTTACATCGTTTAGTGTCAAAAACTGATTAGCTTTTTCAAAATGCTTGTTTCCAAAGAAACCGCGATTTGCAGACAACGGAGAAGGATGTGCCGATTCCAAGATAAGTCTATTCTTTTGTTTTATCTCCGACTTAATTTCTCTCGCGTTATTACCCCACAACATATAAACAATGGGTTGTTTGCAATTTTTTTCGATATATCTAATTGTATCTAAGGTAAAAACTTCCCAGCCGTGACCGTAGTGTGATAGACTTTGCCCTGCTCTAACGGTAAGAGTTCTATTTAGGAGGAATACACCATTTTTAGCCCAATTTACCAAATCGTCCGACCATTTTTCGCGGTATACATTCTCGCCATCAAGTTCCTTCTTAATATTTCTAAGAGAAGGAGGTGCTGGAACCCAATTCGGAACAGCAAAAGCTAATCCGGTTGCTTGATTTTCATTGATATAAGCATCTTGTCCAACAATAACAACCTTAATACATTCAGGTGGAGTAAGTTCAAAAGCCTTAAATACATTATTGGCTGCTGGATACACTGTTTCCGTTTTATATTCCGTCGTCACAAAACTTTTTAATTCTTGATAATACGGCTTTTGACTTTCAGGTTGCAGAAAATCATCCCAATTATTCCCCAACAGCTTCAAGATAGGTTTTCCTTTCCTTTTCCAAAACTTTAATTAGATAATCCAATGTTCTTGGAGTATAGTCCATATAATATTTCATACAACCAACGTTAATTAGGTTGCCTCGGTTACATACTTTTGACTCGTCATAAACTCGCCAAAGACTTTCTTTGATTGAGTTCATTGCGTCATCTTCTTTTGTGCAATGAACGTGGCCGTACAACATATATACGTTTTTGGAATAATCATGGCGATAAAATGGCATCGGATAATGAGACATAATTACCGTTTTGCTCCCATCCATGATTTCCTTGAAATCCTTAATATCGGTGAATTTATTTCTTGCTTCTTCTCTTAAACGTGGCACATCGTGATTTCCGAGTATAAGTTGTTTGGAACCCTTTAATCTATTACATAGTCTAACCCACTCTGATGTTTTAGCAGACCAGCAAAAATCTCCTAAGATATAAACCGTATCGCCATTGCCAACAACAGAGTTCCATCGTTCTACAAGAGCGTCTTCCATTTCCTCTACATTTTTGAATGGTCTACCATCGAATTTTATAATATTTTCGTGACCAAAATGCAAATCACTAATATATAATTTTTTAGACATATTCATTCTCCAATGGTCTTAAAAACTTCTTCGACATCACTAATAGCCATACCTTTGTCGTTCGCGTATTTTTCTATTGCTTTCCCAAAATACTCGGCAAGTTCCTCAGACATTTTTTTCTGTCCTTCCGTCATTGGAATATCAGGAGCTTTTTCCGCACTATTGCTTTCTCCTAATTTCTGCAAAGCATATCCTTCAAGTTCCCAGATTTTATTTTTAATGCGTTCTTCGCAAATTCTTCTTCCAATATCAAAAGAAAAATTTTGAGGGTCAACACAAGCAGAAGATTCAACGATTACAAAGCCATTGCTCAATTTGCAAGCCATGATAAGGCATTTTCCAAACACATCAAACGTTTGTTTGATTGCCTCATCATAAATTTTATCCACCTGTTCTTGCGTGATTTGATTCATATTACGCCCCCGTACTTCCAAAACCACCAGTACGCTTTTCAGTCACTTCATCATCTTCCGTTGTAAGATAATTTACAAAAACGCCTTGCATGAATCTATCACCAGTGCAAATTTTCATATTTCCTTTGGGAATTTCAATCGTTGCCATGATATGACCGTAGTTGTCAGCACCATAATACGATGAATCAATCACTCCCGTAGTGTTTGCCAATCTCATGCTATATTTAGTTCCAAGACCAGAACGAGGATAAAGCATTAGCACTACATCATCTGGCATTTTACATCTGATTCCCGTAGGAAAACTGATACTCGCGCTCCCGCTAAGTTCAAAGCCAATCGGAGTGTGGAAATCATACCCAGCAGAGCCAACCGTGGAGCGTTTCGGTAATTCAATACTGTCGTAAACAACTTTCACTTCTTCGCTATTAAACTCTGTGTCTGGAAAACATCTTTTCAAATCATTGTAAAACTGTTCAAACGGAACCTTTTCAAACTTAATCCCTTTCACTTTTAATGTCCTCACTTCTGTAAAATTTTCTAACGTCTTCAAGCATATTTTCCATAAATGTTTCTGCGCTATCTTTCAGCGTATACAAATCTTTGTTGTTCTCAATAATATAATTGTAGCCAAATTCTTTTACCCTGCTGTCACTATCGCAATTTGGTGTTTCATGGTCGTTTCGTTCTATAAACACAGTTTTTACGGGATAGCAAAGAGCCGTAAAATCATCGACAAGCTTTCCAATTTCTTCTGGCTCCCTACAATTTATAAACCACCAATTTGGCGAATCATCCAAGCCCTCTGAACGTTCGTAATCATCACAACTAACAATAGAGTCTACTGTATGTTGGCAAGGGAAGTCATTGAAATCGGCAGACAATTTCTTCAAATCAGACAGAAACTTTCGGCTTTTAGGATTTTTTTCTCCATTCCACCCTAATTGCTCCGCAACGTTCTTTATAAAGTCAATCGTAGAAAGATTATTAACTCGTATCTTATTGACTTTTGCGGCATTGCACTCCGCACAATACGAAACAAACGTATCTTTTCCAGACCGAGGATAGCCGTTTATAATTATAACCGCTTTGTCAGTCATTCTTCCACCTCAACCAAATCGCCTTCATAGAATAGCCAAATTGGGACTTCGCCAGTGTCTTGAAATTGCACTTGATAAATAATTCCTGTGATTTTAGTTTTAATGTCGGAATCAACAACAGTGAAAATGGTGTTTTTATTTTTCTTTAGAAATTTTACAAACTTTTTTGAACACCCTTTTCGCGCCATAATTCCATCTACGTCAATCTTAACGTGCTTGCCAACGAGTTCAGACCCGTACATTACAAAATTCTCCTTTTGTGACATTTTTATTTACGTTGTTATGTTATTTTTATATGCCTTTTCAGGCTATGTAAGCGGGTCAAACCCGCATTGTTTGTTATATTATACCACAAATATTGACATTTGTCCAGTCTTTTATCAAATTTCATATTTCAAGTTCGTACTTTTTTATACAAAAATATCCTTTTTTGTTTTTGTACCAATCTAATATGCGGATAATGCTAATGTCATCTTCACTATTCTTAAAAGGCTGGCGTTTGTATAATTCATAAGGTATTGTATACTCAGAACGCTTTCCGCTTCCGATGGACTGCCCTGTTATGGCACAAGCCCAAGGCTGGTTGCTTTCCTTTGATTTTAATATACGTTTATCTATTATTATAATTCTTGGTCTATCTTTTTGTGCTCCTGTCACTATTGAAATATTTCCTGTGTATTTCAACTGGTTTGCAATTTGGTCTTTTATTGGTAAATCGGGCAAGTTAAGAAGACGTAAATATGCTTCGCACTCGTCAATCAAACCGTCCAAATTTGTTATTGTCCAGTTTTTTGATTCTTTCCCTGCCTTTGTCGTTCCTATTGCATGGCGAGAAATAATTGCGGTCATAATATCATCATTGTTAAACTTGTCTTTTTTTATGCTTTTGACTGGTTTGGCTTCGCCAGCCCTAAATTCGTTAAACACTTTTATAATTTGCAGCAGTTCTCTCTGTGTTCCAAATTCCTTAAAATAATCTAATTTTACAAGAATATCCAACTGTCGAGAGTCAATAGTTGTTTTATGATAAATATCCATAAGACAACCAGCAAACGTTGTGTAAGCATTATCTTTTAGATTATACAACTCATTTGCCACAGCTCCATTTAGGTATTTTACTGAGCCTACTCCTTTATAAATAGCGTTTAATTCCTTATCATAAAAATATTCGGCCTTTGAGTGGCGAAAACGCGGTGGAAGAATTTTAATTTTCAATTCGTTTGCAAGAATATCTCCATTGACGAAATCTTCTTCTGTCTTCGAGCAATTAAAAAAAGCCGTGAGAAATTCTAATGGATAGTAATGCCTATAATATCCGCACAAATATCCAAGCAAACAATAACCTATACTGTGATTATAGCCAAACTGATAAGATGAACTATCTTCAATAATTTGTAGAAATTCTTTAGCTTCTTGCTCTGCTATTTCACGAGACTTATCGGATTTCGTACAATACCCGTCAAGGATTTTGGGGATTGCTTCTTGCAATTTTTTCGCATCTTTGTGACCGATTGCGCGTCGAACCGTATCCGCTTCGCTCCCACTAAATCCACAAATATCTTGCAAAAATTTAATTGTATCTTCTTGATATACAAGATAACCCAAATTATCTTTTAGCATATCATCAATAATTTTAGATGGGTTTTTATGCGGGATTCTTGCTATTAAATTATCGCGGTAACTTGCACCAGACGGTCTAATACAAGCAGTAACAAGCGACATATCTTCTATCGAATTTGTCCCAAATTTCTTTAACAAGGAAAAGGCAAAACTTTCTTCAAATTGAAAAATTCCTATTGGAGATTTTTTTATACTGTCCCAAACCTCTGTATCATTCCAGTCAATCTCATGAGACTTTGGAAAATGAGTTCCAATATATTCCGTGCATTTCTTTATAATTCCAATGTTTCTTACGATTTTGTTAAACTGCGTTATTTTACAAGTCATCAAACAAGCTATTTTCGATTTTTGTTGAGTATGGTATCCTAATAAGTGCCACACCATTTTCCCGTAGCAATTTATTCTTCAACATATCTCTTGCTACTAATGCGTCAAATGCCTCTTGCGTTTTGTGTATCGTTGGAACAAACTTGAAGTGTTGCTCTCCATCATACTCTATAGCAGTATTGATTTGAGGTATATAAAAATCGCAATACAAATGTTTTCCTGTTATATTTCGCAACCACGGCCAAGTTTTTTCTGTTTCAACATTATCTTCTCCATACTTATCAACTAACTTTTGATAAACGGTTTTGGCTCCACTGCTCATTCTAACACTGGAATAATACTCTGTATTATAATGTTTTGCAAGTTTATCAACGCTTCCGTAATACCACATTAGCGCTTGCAACGAAAACGAACAATTATTTTCTATCAAGTTATTTGATAAATACCCATACTCGTTAATTACATCATAAATTTGTTTGTCGATTTCTTCTTTCCCAACTTTAGGCTCTATTGGTTCTATTCCAATTCTGCGTAGCACCGCGCACCACCCACCGAATCTATCAGTGATTGTAGTCGAATATTTACCGTATTTTCTATATGTTAGACTTGATATACTATTGTGTTCACGAGTAACTTTAAGTATATCTTGTTCTACATCATTAAATTCAACATTCCGATGAAAGCCGCTCTCGTATCCAATTTCTTTATACATATTTTGATATGAGCCAAACAGTCTTTTGACAACACAGCCCGATACTCCATATTTATCAAGTATTTCGCTTCTTAACTTGCCCTCTTTTTCTAATGCAATATGACAGCAGCGAATGATTTCTTCCTTGGTCTTCTGATTGTATTGTAAATGCTGTAATCCTAACTCATTCATTATATTACGGAGTCCACCAAAACGATGGCAATAACATTGGAAGTTCCCTTCAATTTCACTATGTTCATTCCAAATATGCACATTAACATTTCCGTATATATTATAGAGCCTTCTAATTTCATTAACAAACACTTCTTTTGTAATTTTCTTTTTACTTATAAGACCACCTCCACTACAAGTAATTTATAACGCAGTTGCCAAGTCATTTCTGCTTGGCTCTCTACCTTTCGATAGAAGTCCAGACTATATCATTCAGCTTTTGCTTTACGGGGGTTATTATATATAATCGCTTAAATATAATTGAGATATTCTCATAGTCGTTGAGGGCGCTTACGCTTCCCTGCTGATTATCCAATCTTTTGGTCTTTTGCACTTTGGCTCCAAAAGCTCTAAGGACTTCCCAGCATATAACCCCGTTTTACTTGGGCAAAGTTTTACCCAAGAATATCATATTTTGCCAATCCAACATCATGCGAATTGTCCATATCAAGACAAAGTATTTGCATATCGTCTTTTACAAAAGTGCCATAATTATCAGCTAAAGTAACAGGGGAAATTATCATGCCAGCGGGGTGCATAGATTGCGACTGGTACGTCCCAACCAACCCTTCAAAATAATAAAAAATATCAGGATATTTTTCTTTGCAGCCTTTAGGGTTGTTATCATATTCCTTTTTTATTTTAGCAATAATACTTAAAGAATATGGATTTTGCTCGTCATCTGGATGGTCTTTCTCCCATCTTTTTGCCAATGCTCCACCAATAACATCAATGGTTCCTTTTTCTGCTATTGTGCCAAGGGCAAGAACATAAGCCGTTTTCTCTTTGCCAAATGTATCAATTATATGTTGATATACAATCGGCCTATCATCTTCGTAAATATCAACATCAATGTCTCCAATTTCGACCCTGTTTTCATTGCAAAAGCGTGAAAACACAGTGTTCCATCGGACGGGATTCAAGTCCGTTATGTCAGTAACATACGCCACGCAAGAGCCTCCGCAACTTCCTCGACTTGGCCCAACTGCAATTCCGTTGGCTTTGCACCACCCAATAATTTCCGACATTGATAGCATAAAAGTACACATATTTACTTTCTTAAACACACGAATTTCTTCATCAAGCTTTGTTTCAAAAGCCGCTTTTTGCGATGTTGGAATAACGCCGTCGTCTATTTTTTTATTAAACATAGACCAAACACGATTAACGAATTTATCCTCTGCTCCATCGCCCATGTCTGGATATTTTGTTGTTCTGTCAAGGTCGGGGTCATTAACGGAATCTGCAACAACCAATGTGTTATGCAACGCTTCTTCAATTTGTGCGTCCGACAACACGTTTTGTCGTTTGAACATATCATAAATTTCATCATAACTATGATATGTTAAATCGAAATCATCTTCTGATAAATATTCAATTTTTTTATACTCTTTGAATATTTTGCGGCACTCAGCCTTATAATTATTGATACTGTGTACATCACAACCACAAATAATTGGCTTTTGATATTTTTTTGCAAGTGAAAGCAAATATTCATTAAAAGCCGCTTGTTCTTGGCTCATATAATGTGGCTGAACCTCAAAAAAATCATATCTTTGGCACAGCTTTTCATACCATGCAAGATGTTCTCTATAAGCATTTTCACCACATTGCTCAAGTATTTCTTGCCCCGTTTTATTAAAATTATCAAGGTTAATACTTGATGCTAAACACGCAGATGTAGTAATTATATTGTCGGATAACTGCAAAAACTCATCAAAACTAATTCGCGGTTTATAATAAAAGTGCGAGTCTAAAGAGGATTTAGATACAATAGAATTTAATTCTTTTATTCCCCCTTGATTTTTTGCCAAGAGAATTGTATGGTAATTGTCCCTAATCTTAAAAGTAGAGCCATCCAACCTCGTATGTTTTAGTTTTTCAGTTAAATAACATTCCACTCCATGAATGTACTTTAATCCCGCAGCATTGCAAACGTTCTTTTTTTCTACCCAATTATAAATCACACCATGTTCTGTACTTGCAATAGCTGTTTGCCCCAACTCCACAGCGCGTTGTACATAATCTTGAAACTTCGTACATGAATCTAATAATGAAATATCAGAATGAATATGAGTTTGCACATAATTCATCATACTTTACCTCCTTTTTATGTACACGGGCAAAGCCCGTTTAATATGGTACGTCGTTCTCATTTTTTTTATCAAAATCCAAGATTCTATCTCCGACAAGAATACCGTTTGAGCCAAAATTCGGACTGCTATACTTTATCGAGCCATCATCCCATGAATAAGATTTATCTCTATCATCAGAATCGGAATATAACCTTCTTGTCACTCTATCATATCTTAAACCAACTTTTGCGCCCTGAACTCCAAGAACTCTATCTTTGAATACAGTCAGTTGCCTATCGTATCCTTGGTCTCTTAGTTCTGGCGATATTATCTTTTCAAGTCCGTATATTCTATCCGCAAGGTTTGTGATGTTACTTGACCCAAGAAGACTATACATATTTAATGGCTCTTGTATTGAAGGCTTTTTAGGGTGGGCCACAAGGGAAACAATCATCCCATTCTGTTTTGTAAAATGTATCAATTTATTTAGAAACTCAACTTGTACGCCAGCTATATCAGTTTCAGAAACGCCCCTAAAGTTTAGACACATCCAATTATCAAGAATGAAAACTTTTACGCCTCTTTTTCTATAAATTGATTTCATCTTTTCAAGAACTTGGTCTGGACTACTAAGCAACAAATTATCATAAACGTATATTTTCTTGGCATAATACTTTTTTATAGCTTCTGTTGCTTGTGGCGTTGGCTTATAATACTTGAACCCGTTGGCATTAGTATACTCGACGCAGTGTTTTCTTGAAGCAGCCTGTTGTAAAATCCAAGAAAGCATACTTGCAGTGCTGCTTTCAGCGTTGTACCAAAATACTGGTTCTCCCTTATCTATTGTCTCCAAGACACACGATTGCGATAAAAGTGTCGTTTTCCCACATCCTGCATATGCTGTAAAAATCGAAAAAGTGCCATTTATATAACCATATATCTCTCTGTCAAGAGATGATATTCCGCTCGGAATATAGTTTACTGTACTTATATCAAATGGCTCCGCATCCATAAGGTCTACAACGGATTCCAACGGTACTTCTTCTGCCTGATTGATAATCGCCAAAACTCTTGCCTTACCACAACCGAGAAGCACATTATTGGCATCCGTTTTCCTAATACTTAGATTGTCTTTTTTAGTAATATCCTTATAATATTTTTCAACGGCAGCTTCGTCTTCTTCTGTTGGTTTTGCAATTCTAACGCGATATTCCCCCAAACGAGGGATTACTTTCTTTATGCCGATTTCACCAGCGTTGTCATTGTCATACCATAGTACAATATCTTCAAATTGGTCTAAAAATTCATAATTGAAATTTATCCAATTATCATCTTCTGCTCCACTTGGAATACTGACAACATTGACAAACCCAGCCTCTATAATTGCCATCGCGTCATTCATTCCCTCGCAAATACAAAGAGTTTTTGTTATATCAATTTTGTCGATGTTAAAAAGAATAGGGCAACTATCGGCATCTCTTTGATAATAATATTTTGATTCTCCTTTTCTAATTGCATGAGATGGTCTATATTTTACTTGGACAATCTTTCCGTCATGATTTCTAAACTGATAAGCAACAGCATTATTATATCCAACGCCCAACCCAACATATCTACACGTTTCCTCTGATATTCCACGTTTAGCCATATATTCGATTACAGCATCATTCGCCTGTGGTTCTTCTCGCGGGTATCTATAATTTCTAAAAAAGTCCTTATTCTCTTGTGTTTGAGAGAAATCCAACAGGTCAGACGAATACTCAATGTTAGCCTCTTGAAATAGTCTTTTAGCAGCCTTAGTAAACGTGTCTCCATACTTTTGCATATAAAAATCTATTATTCCATAGGTCTTTCCCGTTGAAAAATCTTTGAAATAATACTCTTTTTTGTTCCACATCATGGATGGAGTATTGTCGTTGGGATTAAATATACTTTTAGCAGAGCCTTTGGACTCATCCCATGCTTCTAAGGGGTGTCCTTCCGCAATTATCTCAGCTTGTTTGTTACCAAGAGCTTCTTTGGCTTCTTTTATCTTTTCGTAAAGGTCGGACATATAATCCCCCTTTTTATTTAATCACAAACCTTATCGCTTACACAACTATCGCCTCTTAAATCAAGCCATTTCTCAAATTGTAACTTGCAATTAGGGCATAGCACAATTTCATCGTCAAGTTCTATATCTTCGAGATTCAGCCCTTTAGTTCTTCCTGGAACTATAACATCTATTTTACAATCGTTGTCAATCGTAATCATTTTACGACATCTATAACACATAGTGTAAATTTTCATAATTACGCTCCTTGCATTTCCATTTTGTATTTACAGCAATCCCTATATGGACAAAAATTCCAGCAATAAAAATCAAATTTACCTTCATTGGTTTTTACAATCGCAGGATAGGTTTTGGCCGCTTCTATTTCTTTAACGGTTTTTTCAGCCCATTTCAAAGTTAAATCCAACTTCACTTCATCAAAATTCGTCCATGTCCATTTATTTGTTCTAAAATGAAAAAACGCCATTTTATCAGGGTAGTATCCGTGTATCTTCTTTAGAGCATAAGCATATATATATAATTGTTTTTCATATTCAAGTCTTTCGGCTTTATTTTTCCAATTTCCCTTTGACTTGTAATCAATGAGCAACTTTTTCTCATTATAATCTTCTGCTATGCAGTCTATTCTTCCGTTTAACAAAAAATCATGGTATTGTACTTCAAATGGCAATTCTACTTCGACGAAGTTGAAATCAAAGCCGCCAAATCCAGTAAAAAACTTTTCTCCGTCCTCATAGTATTTCGGCCCCATATCTTTTGTAAAATCTTCACTCATCCAAAGTACAGAATCATCAACTACTATTTGCGGATATAGTTCTTTGTATTCATCAAGTAATTCCCATTCTGCAAGTTCTCCACGACCATATTTTTCAAGAACTTCATGGCATAAGGTTCCAAATTCGCTTACCCCATGCCCTTGTTCTTTATCTTTCATCGAACGATTTAGATAATGCAACCAATAGCAATAAGGACACTGCTTAAATGCTTTTAATCTGCTATAAGAATAGCTATTCACTTCATTATCTCACCTCTTTATATGAAAACAAGGTGGGGCTTTCACCCCACCCCATCCAGCTTTTTTATTTTAGAATATTAGTTGGCCAGTGCAAACGCACTGACTTTTATTTTTATAAATCATGCACCGATAGGAGTATGAGTATAAGAGTGTCGGCGCATGAAATACATCAATGTTGTTTTGAGGTGTTATATATTATTTAGAACGGCAAATCTGACGCATCGTCCACAGGCGTGTAGTTTGTGTTACGGCTATACGAAGGAGCCGATACATTAGGAGTAGCTGCCGAAGTAGCCGTTCCGCTCTTGTTAGATGGCTCAACGAAATTTACATTATCAACAATAATTTCAGTCCGTTCAACACGTCGAGGCGTTCCATCTGCGTTTGGATTCTTCGCGTCATTATATGTTGACATTTGCAAATGGCCTCCAACAAGAATACGCTCGCCCTTATGAAACCACTTCGCGATATGCTCTGCCGTCTTTCCAAACGCCACACAGCGGAAGTAATCAGTCACGTCCGCTCCGCTTGCATCTTTCTTGGCGCGATTTTGCGCGATACTAAAATTCATAATCGACATACCAGTATTTGCGGTAGTGATTTCGGGGTCGCGAACCAAACGCCCCATTACTATAACAGTATTATTACTATTCATATATTATTTTCTCCTATTTATTTACTTTGAAATGCTCGAAAGCGCATCGAGAACATTCCTTGCTACATCAATTTCAGTAATTGCGTTATAATTTGCGCTTGGCTTTCCATCCACAATGTTAAACTTAGAAATCGCGCTTGAAATCTCATTTCTTGTTACGCCATTAGCCGCGAGCTGCTTTGCAAGTCTCCCAATATTTGCGATAGCATCAGGAAGTTCGCTTGGATAACTAAGCTCGATTGGCGCTTCTGGGGTGAGGTTGGAAGTGGAAGCCTTATTCTCGTCCACGGTAGTCATTCGAGGCTTGGGCGTTGCTCCGCTATTACACCAGTTGTAAAGAAGAACACCATCATTTTCTGTCAGCTTATCAAATCTTCCTTCAAAGATATGAGTGTTATCTTTTGTCACGCTTGCCACATGGGTATCTTGAGAAAGCTGGAAAGTACAAGTATAATTATATTCAAGTTGCTTGTCTCCGTCGATTCCCTCACCGACTTTTTTGGGCGTTTGTTTACCCTTTTCGTTCGTTTCAAGCACATAAGCATCCTTGCCACGAGCAGTTGCAATAATGTGAATCGGAGCTTGCAAGATTTTTTCCATTAGTAGCTTATGACGTGCCTTTAGCGGCCCCCACGTTTGAAAGCTGTTCCCGGGCATTTTACTATGAGTTTCATTCAAAAACAACCATTCATGTGTCAGACTGTCTATACAGACAACTTTGTACCCAGCAGCAACAGCTTCATCAATCGCATCAATATACTTTTCTGGTGTATAAGGCTCCTGCAAAATCATTGTGTCAAAATCGAACTGGTCTGCATAATAATTTGCACGTCCAGCTTCGGTATCAATATATGCCACGCCAGCTCCACCAGTTTTTTGGCTTAGACCTTTTGCAAGTCGCAAGGCCGAATAAGTCTTACCGCTCCCACTTGGCCCTGCAAGTAAAACCTTGGCCCACAATTTTTCTCTAACAGCTTTTTGGAAAGCCATGTAATCACTCCTTAATCAGTTATCGAAACTCTATAATTTATAAGCGCTTCATATACCTTATTAGGTATCTTATCTCTATATATGTCTGCAAGCATTTTTATCCTGTTTTCTTTTTCCTGCTTATAAGCAGCAAACGCTTTATCTGGTGTGTCATAGTTTCCTATATAGACATACTCCCCATACCATCTAAGCTTTGCTTCATAAGAATATTTTCTTTTTACAACTCCTATTGGAACATCCTGTTTTCTGTGTGTTGGCTTTATAATAAAAGAATTTATCATTTGCGGCACTATCAAACATTTTTCTGGTGAATATTCCCTGTTTCCATGAACCAGCAAATCTTTATCTATGTTCATCGGCTCATTTTCAACAGTATAGTAATTTTCAGAATACCACTTGGCAAAGTTCTGATAACAATGCCACTCCTCGCAAACAACACATCCTGCATAAGCAAGTGTCTCACTTTCTTTTGGAAAATAGCACCTTTCCATCATCCCATTCCAGACCGAATACGGGCCGTTTCGTTTTGTGAACTCTCCTTCACCCATATATCCACCATGTCTGGGGCTTCTAAAATACAAATCTTGAACTTCGCCTTTCTGAAATGCCTCATAGGAAACACCGTGCCTGACATTTCCATTTTCAAACTTAACGTCAATATCATTTGTTGCTTACAGATTGTTCTCCTATCCGTTCTTCCGCAGGAACTCTCTTGCCCATCGCTTTTAGCTCTGGCTTGGGTCAGAACAGCAGAGGCTGTCACCAATAAATTTTTCCAAGTTGCTCTGCATTTCAGCAATCTTTACATCATGATTGGAAATAATCTTCTTTTCTTCTTCAACGAGATGCTTATAACGCTCTGCTTTTGCCATATATTCCCTCATCTGAGACTCATGGTAATCACGCTTTACTCTGCGTTCCTTAATTGCATACTTGCGCTTTGCAATTTCAACGCCAAGCTTTTCATCGTAAGTGTCATCAGGATGACAAACAGTCGAAGCCTTAATCTTTCGAGAATACATCAAATCGGTATCACCGCAAAAAGACTTTGTGCTAAAGCTGCCAATAGCTACCGTACAACGGTGGTCGGGATAACTAACGATTTTCATAACTTTACTCCTTAAATTATACTTTTATATTATTAAAATGCTTATCGTGTTTATAGTATACCATTTGTCTCCCAAAATGTCAAGCGGGTTCCATAAAATTTTTGAGACTTTGTTCATCAAAAATTGGGCACATACACATTTTTCCATCCAAATACAAATTCCCATTCACGGTTGAGGATTGATATTTAGGGTAATCTGTTCTAAATAAAGGTTTGTTTTCCTTATAAAAGGCGCTCTCAGAAGCCTGTGATGCGATTATAAATTTTGCCCTTCTTTCAAAAGGAATATCTTTTGATTCGTCCATCATATCCGCTCTAAAAGTAAAGCCAACATTTCTTATGACACAATCGCAAATATCGTTCTTGCGTGATAGAAAATTCAACCACTTATTAAACCACAATGTAACACGACTTGTGTAGTTTAGCAAATCGTCATAGCGATAGCACCCAAAATGTGGGTTATTAGAATACACATATATACTTGTACCCATACCCCATACAAAACGGTTTTCTCTCGCCAACTCCTTCGTCGTATTCGCTATCGCATTGTTTATTATTGGCATATCCCTTATTATGGCTTTCTCATAAACCTTTTTATCTCCATCGAACTCCGCGAAAAATCTCATTGTAAACTTCCTTTCAGATACTTTTCAAATTCAGAACTCCAAAACTTTTTTTCCTCATGGTGGGCAAAATAATTACAAGCAAATCCAGTCCCATAAAGTACCTGTGGTTTTTTGATTTCAACATTGTTTATATATTCTTTATCATGCGTTTGTTCAAGCCACTTATATGTGTCATTGTACAACACTTTTTCTTCGCTTACCATTCTTGCTATAATTGCATTTAGACTTAAAATATCCGCAGTTCCTACAAAATACAAATCGCTATTTATTGCATTCTGATAATCTGTATACCTTTGTGTCTTATCAGAGTTCTCTGTATACATAGCAAAATAACTCGTAACTTCATCTCTTAGAACTCTATTGAATATAACAGTTACAAACGCAGTCAATGTGGGCAAGTCATAATTCGGAATCGCTGTCTTTGAATCGCAAATAAAAATAATCTCTCCCCTATAAGTCCAAGAATATCGTATATGAAACGAGTTATTTCTTTCGTCTTCCTCTTTGACCTTTTTGACGGTTAGTTCCATGACTCGAAGAAATAATTCCGTATCAAACAATACGTTATTTCCTAAAACATAAGGAAAGCAATCATTTGCTATCCAAAGATTTATAAACTCGCCTTTTATTTCATCACTTAGTAAAACATTCTCATTTGGAAAAGCGTTCTCATTCATAATCATAATCCATTAAATATTCTTTTGATTTGATACACAGCGGTCATCCATCTTACGATTTGCGGATAATTTGTATAGCAATAACTCAAATCGCAATCCCCAGAAACACCTTCAACACTTCCCTGTGATGTATATTGCCACATCGTATGTTCCAAATCGGGTTCTGTCTTGCGATATGCTGCAAGCCAAAAATCAAGTCCAGCTTCTTCAATTTTATTCATGTCGATGTAATTCTGTGAATAATTCAATCCAGAATACAACATCGGATAAAAGCACTTGTCTTCTATCTTTGATTTGCCCTGCAAAATCATCGCTGTCAATCCGTCTTTCCCAATAGAAGCACAACTTTCGGATTCTATATCCATAGCGAGAGGCAATTCTAATGTTTTAGAATTTAGCGCTTCAAAGCATAAATCAATCTCTCCGCTAAATTCCTCCCAGTTTTTTGCAACACTATAAAAGTATGTTCCAATAGGAAGCCCCATTCGCTTACATTCTGAATAATTTCGTTCCCACTTTGGGTCAATATACTTTTCTCCTTTAGAAGTTGAAACGGAACGCGCAATAACAAAATCGACATTACCGCTCGCCTTTACTTTTTCATAGTCAACATTGCCCTGATATTTTGAAACATCAAGAACGTTGTAGACTTTCTTTTTATTTGTCTGAATTAAGTTCATGCTTTACCTCCATGTCTTTCTCAATTTTGAAAATGACGTTAGCCAAGTGTTGCCCTGCCTTTAATCTGTAAGTTTTATGCTCTTTAGAGCGTTTCTCCAAGCAGTCAATCCATGCTTTCCACATTGTATAAAGTTCTTCTGTCTCAAATAAGCCGCCGCGCTTCTTTTTTCTAATCCAACATCTTCCGACCCATTCTTCAATCAATTTTCTTTCTGGGTATACTAAAACATAATCCATATTCTCTTTATCCATTGCTTCGAGCACACCTTCATCGGTGTTTATAAAAATATAATCGTATTTTCCGATATTGTCTTTTATTTTCTGAATATAGTTTTCTGGGAAATCAGGGTCTTCTATTTTAGAAGGTGGTGTAAAATTAACATATATAGTTTTCCAACGATATTTTTCACTATCCAAATCCAAAGACGTTCTATCAAGTGTACATGAATAGTCATGGCACCAAGTTTTTCCGCATAATGGGAAAGCCGCTATAACAATAGTATTCATCTTAATCACCAATTTATATTTTAATACTATTTAGTTCTGCCTAAAAAATTAGCTGGCCTTTGCCAGCTTTTCAATAGGGCCACGAAGAATCGAACTTCGATTCAAAGATTAGAAGTCTTTTGCACTATCCGTTATGCTATGACCCCAAAACAGACGCTATTAGAATGTGCTTCCATAGCTGCATCTTTTTAATTGCTGTAAGCGTCTTTATAATACTTCATTATGTAGGGCCACACTGACGGACTCGAACCGCCGACCCACGGGTTACAAGCCTAAACAATTATAAATTGCTGATTGCGCCAATTCGACGCATTTTTATCGTTGCTCTACCGACTGAGCTAAGTGTGGCTTGGTGGGAGAATCGCGGTGTGACCGCAACGAGCTGTCTTTACAGTCCTCCCAGAAAGGAGCCGCTATGTTTAAGCACACAACACGACGGCAAAAGTTGCATTGTAATAGCAACCACTTCAAGGAAAATTACTTGAAGTATGTATAGACGAGAAAAGTAGAGTCGAACTACTATCGCTGCCTCCTGAGACATTATAGATTGCTGCATCTACCAATAAAAGATAGCTTTTTGTCAAGCAGCGTGCTATCCGTTGCACCATTTCTCGTGTGGAGCGGAATAACGGAATCGAACCGTCATTTGCTGATTGGAAGTCAGCCGTACTTGCCGTTATACGAATCCCGCATATAAACTTTGTCTGCGTTGCTCACATCTGTTGAGCGGCATCGCAACACCATACAACAGTGCGGTACAGACAAAGACAGTCTATCCTGCTGTCACCTTTGCTTGCAGATTCGGTTAGTCTTCCCATTTCGCAGGAATGCGCCCTGCCGACAGGACATCTTATAGCCCTCGTACACAGTCGGCTTTAGGAATTGGCATAGGGGGATAGATTTGCACTATCGTAGCATTAAGCAACTGTTTTGGCCCATATAGAAATTGCTGTCAGAGCCGATAAGTATCCAAACTACTTGTTTACTGATAAAGGCAGAGCATACAGCTTTTACCAAAAAAGGTTTTTAAAACCAGAAATAAAGAAAGACGGTTATTATCGAACGGCTCATATGTTGGACAGTCGGGTTTGTCTACTTCCCTACCCCTATATATCAAAACATAACAGAGATTGCGAACTATTATTCAGTAGAGAATGAAAAAACCTTAAACATGATGATTCAATTTTACAATAAAGCAAAAAGATTGAGAACTGTAGTCACAAATATGTCATGTATGTATGCTATTCCAATTTGTTCTTGAACTATAATTGCTAATGGCATAACAATCAAATTACCGTTTGTCCTCACATTTTGGGATAGCTTGGTACGGAACGTGCGACTCGAACGCTACTATCTCACCCTTATAAGGAGTGCGCCGATACCATATTGGCGTGTTCCGCAAACACAAGACGCAAAAAAACGTTGTCAGATTAACTGTCTGATGTTTCTTTAATTGCTGTAAGCGTCTTTATAACAACAGAGAATCGGCGAAAATCTAAATGAAAATAAATATAGTCGATTCAATATATGTCTTAGGATTTAGCCGCTCCCCTTTGACAACATTATTGTACCACAAAATGCACCTTTTGTCAAGAGGGTTTTACATATTTTTTATGGGTTTTCTCTCAACCCTCTAACATACGACGAGCATTTTCAATGTAATTCGCAGCATCGTCCTTATTTTCAAAGTCGAAGTATGTTTCTTTGCCATCACCAGCGATAGTCTTAAAATAAAATCGCTGAACTTCCTCTCCGTTAAGTTTGGTTTCGTTAATGCCAAACGATAGTTCTACTCCGCTTTCTCTGTTTATTGAACTAAGAACCTTTTTCATGTTATACGCTCTCCTTTTCTCTGTACTCTCTTAGAATAGACCGATATTTTCTATTTCCGAATTTATTATATTTCTCTAAAAACTCTATTTGTTCTGGCTTATAATCTGCTATAAAACTTCCATATCCTTTGTCAATGTGTGCCTGAACAACTTGTATTGCTTCTGGGTTTTGAATATATCTTCTCCTATCTTTTAGTAATTCAAATAATTCGTTTTCCGTTATATTGGGATGTTCATCGCAGACTATTTCTAAAAATAAGCGCGTTGCTTCTGTACTATGAGCAATTACAACACGTTTGCGCTTCTTGGTCTTAGGATTCGGTTTACTCCAAACTATATAATTTACATCATGATAATTTTTTCTTCTGCTCATAATCCACCAATATGTATGAGCGGTTCCCCGCTCTTTATATAAACCAATACCCGTAAGCTTTCTCTGTTTAACTTAGAGATTGCTGTAAGAGTATCGACTGCTGAAATCACGCCGCAACATAATGAATCGGCTCGTAGCGCTTGTTATTCAGAGTTTTTAGCATAGCCTCGTAAGAGTTCATGCCAATAGCTTCCATAACAGAACGGAACGTAGAAGCAGCAGCGCCAGAGAAGCACTGAACATTTTCAGTGTTGTAACGATTCTGGTAGGCATCACCGCTGAAACGTCCAACAGTCCAGAATACGATATTGGGAAGCTCATATCCATGAGCAGCATACTTCAACTTCATTGTATCAACAATCGTCTTATTATTTCCATGGCAACAAACATTGATTCCCATATCGGTGATAACAACGATTGCTTTTGGCATATCCTTGGCTTCAACATGGTTCTTAATTGCGGTATCGAGAACGAGATTGAAAGCTGCATCCAACGAAGTGCTTCCACCCCAATCGGCCTTGTATGCAATACCGAGATTGTTAATAAGAGAACCGTCACGGAGTTCAACCCAATGTGGATTGCTCTCAAACGTCATAAACAGGTTATGCCAATCTCCTTTATTGCGCTCCGCAAAATAAATCGCAAGAGAAAGCGCTACTTCGATAGGTTCTCCGTACATCGAACCAGACGTATCAGCCATCACAAGAACATTGTTTTCCCCGTCAAGATAATTTGGCAAAGCCTTCCACTGAGCTTCAAGAACATCGTTCTTGCCTTCACCAGAAACTCTCCAAGACCACAAACTTCCAACAGAATATTTGTGGACAATATCATAGGGGAACAAAGTAGAAGCGTTGATTTTCTTCTCTCCTGACTTCACCTGATTGATATACTCATTGAAGCGTTCATAATCATGACGGCCAAACGCATGACAATACTTAGTCATAGCATTAGACGGAACATTCTCATAAGGAATCTCGCCCCATCTATCAGCAGACATGAGATGCTCAGGTACACGAATGTATTCGCGCAACAGCGAAAGCGTCTTTTGATACTGCTTAGTAGTCATGCCAAGCTTTTCGGCAGTTAAACGCCCAAGACGGCAGCTTTCCTTAGAAGAAGTATTGGTGGACTTTGCCCACTTTGCAAGCAAAGAAATCGGCTTTCCCGCACGATAATTCTTCATATCCTGCTTGAATTGAGGAATAAAAACTTCGTTCCACATATAGTTTTCGCACGGTGTGCCAACGAACTCATACAAATCGTCGTAACGACCATACTCGGAAATGTATTTCATGTTGGCCTTCATAGTAACAGGCTCGTGGATTGCCAACCACCTGAAAATCATTCGCGGAACCGCGCGTTCCTGCAAGCCACCACGAATATCACGCCCATAAAACGCCATCTTCGTAGCGAGTTCGGGATTCTCACGAAACGCACGAGCGAACATATCGTCTACATCGCCAATACGAGAACGCAATGCACCAAGGCAGGAAAACATATCTAAGAGGTCACTCTTAGTAGACTTGTGCGCATACGCGCCATTAGTAGTATGCGAAACATCGGTCGCTTCACGAACAGCGTTGGTAAACAAATTTGCCATATTAGACACTCCTTGTTATAAATTTTATCGTTTTGCAGTTTGTGTCTCAAACTTCACGAGTAAATTATAACACACCCATTTAGATTTGTCAAGTATTTTTAGAAAATTTCTCAAAACCCTATATTTTGGCTCTATTTATTAACGTAGATACGTTATATATTTTAGCACAAAATATCATTTTTGTCAACTTTTCTCATCTTGCTCTCGATAGTCAACATCAAGAGGGCATGGCTCACCATTTGGGTTCTCGATTTTCTCTCCGCAATGAGGACAGTAATTTACTCTTTCTGGTTTATCAAGATAAAAACAATCTTCACAGGCTGTGCATCCCCAATAGATGAACGCGCTCCCTTTCCTTTTGGATAAATATGCCATAAATTTTCTCACTCATCATACTTCAACAAAAACTCAGGGTCAACCGCCTTGAAGGATTTGTTTCCGTCACCGACTTTTCTAAAAACAATTCCTTCTCGCCAAATATTTGCTTCAACGGAACGTGCATGAGCATATTTCAAAACATCATCAACTGTGTCTGGCAGAACATAATCAGTCTCCACAAGAGGAACTGTTTTCAAACCAGCAGCTTCTACTTGCGTTTTCATAGTACGGAAATCAACTTTACCGCCGATTTTCTGTCTGTACATATCAAACACTCGAAATTCATAGTCCTTAAATCTATATTTGTTTTTCTGAATACCGGGGCCAAGGACTTCTCCTTGAATTGCTATCCAATCATCATCATGAATCAAAAATTCAAGAACTTGCTTAATATGAAATTTTTCTGCTACCTTCCAATAAGAAGAATTGTCTTTGATGGGAATCTTTTTGTTGCGACTACACACGATAAACTCGTATGATTCACTATCAAAAAAGTTCTTTTTCTTCTTTCTCACGAGAAGATAGCTTGCTGAACTTCCATCTACTTTTTCTGTGCAATCCCATTTACCTTTATCCTTTACGATATTCGGTAAATTTTGGATTCTTTCTTGGTCGGATTTGCTAATATATTGTATCGGGAACGTATCATCCACTGGCTTTGGAAGGACAAGCTTTCTAAACCATGCAAATCTCATCAAAAATTTCGGATATTTCTTCTTAGCCGTTGGTTTTCTTTCTGGCTTTTCAATATCCATCGTTTCTTCGTATTGCTTTACACCTATGATGCTTGTCACATCGTCCCCGACATTGTATTCTCCTTTGGGAAGGATAGAAAGAGGAAAACAAATACCCTGAGATATAACTCCTGCCATTTTCATTGTTTTAATCCTAAAGTCGTTTTTCTTTAGAAACTCAAACTCTGGCTTGTCAGGCATTACAGAATCAATTTCACAATAAACGCACTTATCTCCTACATTAAATTCATCCTTCTTAACAATTACCTGCCAACCGTCAATAATCGCAAGGACAATTCTATCTCTATTCGCAATAGGAACTATTTCAGAAATTGTTTTAATACTTGCTAATTTTCTCAAACATTTCACCTCTTATCATTTATGACTAAAAATTTGTATCTTGTTTTGTTTGTTTAATGCAAAATCAAAAGTATAAGCGATTGTCTTGTCAGGAGATACTGGCGCTTCTTTTATCAGCATCTCACTTGTAGCCTCTACAAAATAGTAGCCAGTACAGCCATCTCCAACAATATATACTACCTTGCCATCAAATTGCAAAAGCTTAACTTTAGTATCTATCAAATCCATGGTCATGCTTCCTCAAAGTGTGTGCAAGTATCCAATTCATCGACTTCTTCATACCAGTTTTCAGAATCTTCACACTCACATTCTGAACTTTCATCATTAAAATAAACGCAATCTTCGCAATGACCTTCAACCCCAAAACTCGATAGTCTCTCTCTCATATATTACTCTCCGTAAAGTTTCTTCAAAACAGTTCGATAAACAGTCATATTTGGACAAAAACGTCCATTAAATACTGGTTCATCCGTATTTTCAAAGTAATTCATAATCGCAGCACAACATCCAGCACTTCTACTAATTCCAGCTTCACAATGAACAATAATGCGCTTAACCTTACCAGCCCATCTCTTAACGAAGTTTGAAATATCTTGCGCATTCTGCTCACTAATCAAAATGTATGGAATGGGCGATTCCTCTGCGTTACTTTTTTCAACATCGTCAAACATAAAACGAAGCACCTCGCAAATTTTGTTTTCCTCGTTAGGATGAATTTTCGCAAAAGTTCCCCCGCATTCATTGTGTAGTGGGTCGGTTATGCTAATAACTATTGAATCTGTATTATGAACATAGCAAGAATATTCTTCCGCTTGTTTCCTTGACATAATATAATATTCAAACACAGTTCCACTATAAACACATCTACGCATAGTCTTTCCCTTATTTTTTTTACATCATTTTGCTAATTTCATGTGCGTTATTTTGACATTCAGAACGTGCAATCTCATAATTCTTTTTAATATGCTCCATTCTTCTGTCAAGCTCACAGATACAAGCGTTCATTCTTGCAACATACCATTTTTGGCATTCTTGCAAAGATTGTGAAACAAAGCACGGATTATCTGGCGAATCGTTGAAATTTGCCTTAGTAAAACTAAGCGCTGCATCCCTTCCTATATACCTTGGCTTGATAGCTTGTAGCAATATCTCAGGAGATGCCCCTGTGCTTGTTTCCACAATTAAAAGCTTTTCTGGCGGTATATTGGCCAGAAAAGGGGCTTCATTTATTCCATTTTTCAGTGTAATGCAACCATGCCAGACATATTTATCTTCATTCATTCGGTCGCACCACTGCGAATTTTTGCCATATCATGTGCCATGATGTCAATGCACCTACCAGCAAGAGAAGCAGAAACATCATGGAGGTTTCGATATGCCTGTGATGCAGCCGCTTTATCATTTACGAAAAGCAATCCGATAATATCATCATCGGGCACAGAGATATAACAGAAATCCGTTAGCATTTCATCATCCATGCCAAAAAACTTTACAGCATATTCAAAATCTGCAAGTCTCATCACTTTACCATTCTTCAAGTTACCAACATAAGTCTTATAATCCATAATACATTCTCCTTTAGAAATTTTACTTTTTATATGCAAACTCTTTAATCCCAAGAGGTTGTATCTTATATCCCGTATGCAAGCATAATTCAAGCCCGTTTTTCATAGCTTCCTCATTCTTGTAAACTTTGGTCTCTCCGTCAATGATGTGTTTATAAACTCCGTCTACAAAAAAGAACTCTGCCGTGCTCTGTTTGCTTTCGTTTTTTAGTTCAACCTTATAGCCGTCATTTATATATCCTACAAGCATTGCAGCCGTAACCCATTTCATATCTAATCACCTCATATATTTTCCTGCAACCACTTTTTGCTTCTCCACGAATCAAAAATCATTTCGCCATTAAAACCGAGCCGATAAATCGGAACGCTGTCATACTGTTTTGCTTTATTCATCAAAGTTAAATCAACCCATAGCTTTTTATCATCGTCGATGGAATATAGTGTATGTTTAACTTTATAACCCTGAATTTTTTCTTTTCGCAGTGAACCCGACATCTTTTCTCAATCCCTCTCGTGTAAAATTTCCCGAATCAAATTCTGCCTTGAAATCTTCTAAAGTGTAATTCCAATTAGCGCCTACTTCAACGCAATTTTTCTCTGCTCTGCAATTTAAGCAATATAACTTTTTCAGATGACCCTTTTCGCGTTCACATCCAGCACGTCTATAAATCGGAATCGTTCTCTTGCCGCAACAAGTACAATAGAACTCTGAAATTTTATTACCCCTTATATTGTCTGTCCGTCTTCTCATGCTTTCACAATATACTTTTCAAACTTTTCGAGTTCATTATTTATTCCGCGAAACCGTAATAATGCAATGCACTCCGCAATTTTGGATGGTGTGTCTTCTCTCGTAATTACACTTGCCTCATCATGAAATATGCCGTTATTGTCCTTGATTGTAGTAAAACGCAATCCATCAACAGTTCGACTTTTTATCTTATAAGTGCTGTTGATATACTTGTTATACAATATACGAGCGTCATACTCATCAGAAACAGGAGTGATTATAATGTTACCGTTGTTTTCGCGGTAAACGTATTCGTCATGAATTTTTCCGAATACGGAAATTAGTACGTCGTTTCCAATTTCAATCCCCTTCTCCCCCTTAGTAATCTTACCCAACTTTTGATTTTCCTTCATTTATCCCCACGCCTTTCTCTTATGTTTACCATTCTTCTAAAGAATTATACCACACCTTCACAATTTTGTCAAGTGCCCTTTTTAATATTATATATAATAATAATAAATATATAGCTTTTTAGTATTATTTAATATTAAGTGTTATCCACTTCCTGTTGAAAACTTTTTCAATTCACTTGACTTTTAGACCTCGTTGTGGTATACTGCCTCTAAAGTTTTCAACGTCAAGCGTGTTGATTGTTGGGAGTATCATTTTTAGAAGTTATAGGAGTTATGGTTTTATGCAATAATTCGCATTGCTTCGCAACGCTCATTCCCTCGGACGATTTCATCGTCCTCACGACATCAACGTACAACCATTTTAGAAGTTATAGGAGTTATGGTTTTATGCAATACATCAATGTACAGCCCTTTATGATTCGTGACCTTCACCTTTCTGGAAACACCCTGTTAGTATATGCGGCAATCCATGGATTTTCAACGCACCAGAAGTGTTTTTATGGCAGTTTTCAATATCTTGCTGACATGATTTGCACTACTGTTGATGAAATCAAGTCCATCATTGACACGTTAGTATCTGACGGATTACTTCTAAAGAAAGAGTCTACATGGAAGGGTACTGTACACCAGATGTACCAGACTGCGAAGAAAGCTATCGCGCACATCAAAGACAGTATTGCGCCCCAAAAGACTGAGCCTGTTCCTCAAAAAGACCGTTCCAACGAGAGAACCGATACTCCTGCCAAGCCCATGGCTTATGGACACTTTCACAAGCGTACTGTCTCCAATGAGAATCCCCAAGGGGCAAGTATGCCAACTTCTAAAGAAACATATCTCGCCACACAAGGATGTCCTTCGTCGAAAGATAGAACTTCTAAGAAAGAATCTGTATGTTTTTGTGTAAATACTGCGAAAATTGACTCCATTACTGACATCTCTAAGGAACCCACTCTAAAAGACTATGATGAAGAAGCTACTGAAAAGCTTAAAAAGCAGTTCCTTGGAAGATTAGGTTTACTGCCTCGACAGGAATCAGACGGTGTTAGTGCGCCTAAGCCTCTAACCGTTTGTCTTGTTTGACTTTTATATCAAAGTACAATAATATTAGGCTGACTACTAAAAAATAGTCGGCCTATTAGTGTTTTATTTACTTATAGAGTATCGTATCACTCGTAGAGTTCAGCAAATTGTTTCGATGCCGTACTACGAACATCATCTTCAAGATATATGCAAGCAAAATTAGAGTTGCCCTTAAACGCCTCACACATCTTTACAAGCGGGTTACTTACAGTACGATTTATTAAACTTTGTTTATAATCGCCACTAAAGAATATTCTACTATTAGAACCCAATCTTGTACCTATCAATTTTATCTGGCTCTCTGTTAAATCCTCGGCTTCATCTACTAAGATAATATAATCATTATAGGTGGTTCCCTTTAGGTAATAAGGTATCTGCACATCAAGAATACCTTGCATTTTCAATGAGTCAAATTCCCTTTGTCCACCTTGTAGCTGCTGCGCTAACGGAGTAAAGAAGTCACCAGTCTTATCCTCAAACTCTCCCGGAAGATAACCTACCTGTGCTCCCTCGCCTCTTGGTTCTCTCACTCCGAGCAATGTGCTTTGGTTCCCTTTATCTCTGACTTGGTAAAGTCCAGACAATAACGTTAAAATACTTTTCCCGGAGCCAACCTTTCCAAAAACACATACTATCGACAATTCTTTGTTGTTGAGGGCATCCAAGGCACACCGTTGGAGAGAGTTCCGAGCCTTGATTACCTTATTAGGAGGCAGTCTCAAATCGCACAATTTTTCTCCATCCCAGCGACATTCTTTAACGGAATTTCCGTTTTCATCCTCAAAAATAACGTATTCATTAGCAAAAAGTTCGTTATTTTCTACTAATTTTGCAAATTTTTCGTTAGTTTCAGTAGTATTTCCTTGAATTTTTACATAACCTTTATATAAATCTTGCGACAAACTGCGCAATGTTTCAACTTTTAGATTAAATATCCTTTTTGCAATATTATAGCAGCAAACATCATCTGTTACAAATATAATATCATATTCTGGATAATCATTACTAAAAAGATAACACTCTGTTATAATAACAGCATCAGGCGTAGCCTCTAATCCTTTCGCCATAATCTCACTTAGAATTTGGTCGTACTGAGAATTACACACAAAATAGTTATCATAGTCCTGCAATGCGTGTGATACCTTTCTCGCAGCATATTTTACTTCTTCATCTTTTTTAGAAGAAGTTTTGATATTTTCTATTTCCTCTAAGGTTTTATGACTAAGTGCAAAGTTACACACTCTTGTGCCGCCATAAGCTGTAAAAGAGATGGATTTATCTAAAAATGGTTTCTCTTTTAGCGCAAGCATGGCATTTGTGTCGTAAAATTTAATAATTGGTTTATTCAAATATTATAACCACCTTTCTGACGCAATGCTGCGTCTATGTAAGTTTGGGTTGGATTTTGCGCTGAAATATTAAAATATTGTACTTAGGGTTTTATTGAGATTTGTTTTGGATTAAAATGGTGTTTTATGAAATATTTTGGAGAGTTGTATTTTTAGTTGAGATTTGGATAATTTTCTCTTTTGTGTGAGAGAAAAGGTATTACAATATCAAAAGACAAAAACAGTATTAAAAAATAAAAAATACCATCAAAACACAAAAGCACTATCAAAACAACCCAAAACCGTTACAACAAACCAAAAACTTGCAATAAGAACAACAAACCGAATATTTGCACTTAAAATATCAAATTCCAAACAATGAGAAAGACGCTGGCTATCATAAAGAAAATTCCCAACCCAGCAATACAGAGAATGAGAAGTAGCGGGTCTTTTTCTTCTGCAAGGTTTAATAGCACAAAGCCTACTATTATCCAAACTAATAATCCTAAACTCATAATTACTTCACCAATCCATAAATACTGACAATAATTGTCAAAAAGCAAATAATAACTGTAAACCAGTAGTAAAATATCCTAATAGCCCTACATTCATGATGGTAAATGAAATATTTATCGTTTTTAATTAAATAAAACGCTAAGACCATCGTGATTGCGCTTAGAATTAGATATAATAAATTTCCCATAAAATCACCTTTTAAGTGTAAACGATTATAATACAGAAACTCATAGAGAAGAAATAGAAAAGTAAAATCCCGAACATTATAACTTCTGTCTCACAATTTGCCATGTTATCATCGACGATTTCCTTTAATCGTGTTAGCGAATCAGATAATTTAGTTAAAAAGGATTTGTAAAGTTCAATCATCATACAACCAACCCCAAAACAAATTTCAAGAAAGTAACAGAAAATAAAAGCAACGGAGTAAAAATGCCAAGATAAATTGCAACATCACTTTTAGAAGAAACGCAAGTCCCGCACAAAAAAGCAAGAACAGTATAAAAAACAAGAGAAAACGCTGCGAAAAATGAAATGACAATCAACATAATCAAACCTCAGTCAAAATTTTTTAATTTACGGCAAAAGCTTCTATCGCCAGCAAACATAAAGCTGCGCCCTATATTGTAGGCACGTTCTTCGTCTTCCGCTAAAACAAAAATTGCGTTGTTAGGTCTACCATTAGAGAAAATATCTACGTATATCCCCATTGGAATAGTGGCAGAATCCCAATACGACTGCCGTTTTTCATCAAACCACCAAGAGTACATATAAGTTGTCACACGACCGCCTCCTTAAAATTATGTATACAAATACCAATATTTTACTGCATTTCGGCGTTAATCAGAAATGTCAGCAAAACAAGGCATTTGTGCGGTTGCTTTTTTCTATATTTTTACGAGACAAAATTGTATTCCGAGGGAGAACAGTTTTAGGGGTTGAACGGGTCTATCCTCCCCATAAAAGTCTTTGCCTTATCCAAAGAGATAAAATGAGGCTCGGATTTGGTCTGATTGTTCTTATAGAAAATTTTCCCGTCCGTTTCATCCAAGTGAGTCATCACAATACGAGAAATAAAAGGCAGACCAACATCGCCAGCATAATGCTTATCGTTCTCTATTCTCTTTAGAATTTCAGAGTCTAAAGGTGCATAACGCAAAGTTCCTTGATAAGAGTTCGGTACGTTAATATCCTCTGACAAAGCAAAAGGAAGCTCAGATGCTTTCATTTCGTTGCGGAGAGTTCCCGCTCCATGACGTGTATAATAAGGACGTGAGATATAATTTACTTGATAAGTACATCCCAAATTTTTCAGAGGCCGAACAAGATTGGCAAGACCAGTGTGAGAGGGAGTAAGATGAGGCCAATATTTTTTATTATCCATATCCAAGGCAAGCCCCTGACCACCCTCAAAAATCACATAATCATAATATTTATAAGGGTTAGCACTTATATCGCAATTTTTATAGAAAGATTTCATACAATAAACCCAAGCACTAATATCGCAGTCACCATCACGAGTAAGAACTTCGTTTATTTTGCCCAAAACCTTTTCTTCGGGAACGTGAAGCTCCTTCGCAACCTCTGGAATGCGAACATCTCTATAATAAGCGCTTACATCTTTCAAAAGTTTTGCGAGGTCAAACACGCCACAATCCAGAACAGTACAAGAACAGCCATTATTCACACGGTTCCATGCTTCATAAATCCCCATGCCACATGAGCCGTGACGATTATTACGAAGTCCTTCTACCGCGCGATTAACAGCTTTGTCCATAACAAAAACAATCTGACACTCAGGATGAGCAATCACCTGAATGGGAAAAGAACTCAGAACATTCGCTTCTGCTGCATACCCAAAGGGGTCAATCATAAAATCTTTTTCGTAGTAGGTATCAGCGCCACTATAATATCCACTGCCAAAACAATGAAAAGTGTGTTCAATAATTCTATCCTTTACATTGTGCCCTCTCTGACACCCGCCGTTAAAAAGAACATTAAGTTTGGTTTCGTCTTTATGCTCTTTACAAAGGCTGTTAGTGACTGCTCCCTTGCCTTCATCGCCAAAATTAGCACCAATTACAACATCGACGTTCATGATTGACGCTCTCCTTTTAGTAGTATTTTGCTTGCTTTTGACAAGATTATACCATATTTTAAGCTAAAAGTCAATGAAATCCATAAAAAATAAGCAAAACCCGCTTGACAAAATTTGTTTTTTATGCTAAAATCTTAATACAAAGAAAGAGGGCGTAGACATTGAAAGCTATGAATGAAAGAAAGAGCGCTTGGGGTTCCAAAAGCGAAATGGCAGAAAAGGCTCGTAAACACACAGAGCTGATGGCTTCTAAATATAAAGATGAGATTGACCATTCTATTAGAACATCCACGATTCATCAAGACCTATCAAAGCAAAACCTCCGTTCCGGCGATTACCCTGAAATTTTTATTTCAGACTGCGATACAATTAAAGCTGCGGAATCTTGGACAAAGCAAGACCAATATGCAAATGTCACAATTTTGAATTTCGCAAGCTATAAATTTGCTGGTGGAATGTTTATTGAAGGCTCTAAAGCGCAAGAAGAAGCAATCTGCCATAGAACTTTCCTTTATAATGTTTTGTCCGACTCGAAATTCGAGAAAGAATATTATTGGCAAAATAGGCAAAGAACCAATCGCGGACTTTATCTAAATAAAGCAATTTATTCCCAGGGGATACGCCTGTTTTGCGAAGATGACACACCAGAAGGAAGCACAGTCAATGTTATCACTTGCGCTGCTCCGAATGTATCCGCTTATAGAACATGGTGCGAATACCAGAAACTAAATTTTAACGAACACTTAGTAAAAGATATAACCGAACAACGGTGTAGATTTGTTGTGAATGTCGCGGAACAGCACGATGTAAACATTTTAATTTTAGGAGCCTTTGGCTGCGGAGTATTTGGCTGCGACCCAAAAATTATGGCGCAAAGCTTCAAAGACGCGCTAAAAGGAAGCCGTATTCATACAGTAATGTTCGCAATTCCCAATACAAATAATGGAAACTACACAACGTTTGCGGAGGTACTTGGAAATGACGCTCGCAGAATATCTATCTAAAACTTTCTGCTTTTTTCAAAACGACACAGAAGATGGTAATAACCATTTTAATTGCAATCGCCCTCGAATTTTTTGCAAGGATGGTTTTAGCGTAAGCGTACAACACTCTACTTACCATTATTGTAACGCTTATTGGAATACCGAGGAACTTCATAATTATGAAACAGTAGAACTCGGATTTCCAAGCGAAGCTGTTAAACAATGGATGAAATATGCAGAAGACTCAAAACATCCAAAGAAAACCGTGTATTCTAATGTTCCTCTTGAAGAAGTAGAAATTGTTCTAAACGAACATGGCGGGATTGATTACGAAGGGAGTATTGCAAAAGCCTATGGCGATTATTGATAAAATGGCACAAGATAATATTCTTGCAATGAAACGCGGAGCTAAAGAAAATCATCGTGCATTATCTTATTTTATTTCTGTTGCAAAGAAAGTTGAAAAAGACGGCGGTGATGAAACGAAAATTATCGCTGCGCTTCAAAAGGAAAAGAAAGCTATCGAAGAAAACATTAGACTGGCTCGAAACGATAAGGAAAAGGGAAAATTTCTCATTGAGTTTAATCTTCTAACGCAATATCTTCCAGCACAAATGTCGGAAGGCGAAATTCGCTCTATCCTTATGCAGTACACAGGAGAAAGAAATAAGGGTAAAATGATGAAGTATATCATGCCTTTAGTAAAAGGAAAAGCTGACGGTAAACTTGTACAGCAAATTGTGGATGAGGTTCTACTCTGATGGGTTTAATGGATTTTATCTTTATTGTTTTAGTATTTATTCTCTTTGGCAAACAGCCCGGAATTTGGTTTACCATCGGAATACTATGGTCTTTTATTTACGGTGGTATATGTTATTATATGGATATTGGAGAAGAAGATGAATCGACTAATCGTAATTGATATGCAAAATGATTTTCGACCAAGTGATACTGTTGTCGAAAATGTTGTAAAGAAAATCAACAAGTATGTTTCAAACAATGAGTATGTCTACTTAACTATGGACACCCATACTAAAGATGAATATAATAAAACGCAAGAGAGTTTGACATATTCAGAGCACTGTATAGGGGGTAGCACTGGTTGTCATTTGATTCCCGAAGTAGGCAAGGCAATCGCACTTCATCGCAGACGTGATATTATAGAAAAGGATACGTTCGCAAGCTCCACACTTGCAGAGTACATTAAACAGGACATCAATAGCTCTGAAATATACGCAAACGATGTTTTAGAAATTGTTGGGGTGGCTTCTGACGTTTGTGTGATTTCTAACGCTTTACTTCTTAGAAGCGTATTGCCTACTCACAAAATCGTAGTAGATGCTTCTTGTTGTGCTGGTATTACGCCAGAAGGAGCAGAAGCAGCATACAAAGTAATGAAATCTTGCGCAATTAACGTAATTGGGTGTTGACAAAGCTATGAACAAGAGGTATACTATATCCAAAGACACTAAGTCTGGTTTGTGGTACGCACACATGAAGGGCTATTCATATATCCCCGTATCAGGAAGTTTTTCTAAAAGAAAATCAGAAGCTATGGAATACGCCAAAATGTATGACTACTTGCCAAATAAGGTCGAAGAAATCGAAAAACGTAGACGCACGGAGAGGATGAAAGAGGATGCCTATTGTTGATTTGCTCTCAGATAAACCAAAGTTTACTCCTTTTGAAATAAAAGTTCTTGATTATCTCCTATCGGAAGAATACGACATAGGAACGTATGACGCTATTGCTATTCACGAAGGTCGTTATCGCGATGACGTTATAGAAACAGTAAATTCCATTCGAGAGAAATTGGGGCTTTGATAACATGGGGAATACAATTCAAAAAAGAGGCAAAACTGTCACTTTTGAGCAGTTATCCAAATATAATTGGACTTCTAAAAATTACCAAGAAGGCTCCGAATTTCGAGAAAAGTTAATGGAATATATTGACGAATGTGCGACAAAAATTCTCGACCTTGGAGAAAGATTTGAAGAAGACCCTGCCACGTTGATGAATTTTTGTGCAACAACATTTGAGATTCTGTCTGGTACAGAGGCGTTTGCATACGATTCGCCAGAAGAAAAGCGAGAAAAAGCTGCAAAAGAAAGCAGGAAAAAGTTTCAAGTGGTAGACAATCACTACTTACGATAATTATGCCAGCACGAAGTTTGAATAAAATAAAGAAAGAGGTATAACTATGAGTATTATGGGAAACATGAACGAGACCCTTGGTAGCCTGATTCAACAGGTTCAGCCGGGGCTGTGTCGTTTAGCGATGAATGGTATTGCCATTAAGACACCAAACGGCTACAAAGTCTATAACACAAAGACTGGTAACTGTATCGCTTGTGACGGTTTCGTCTTTGATATTGCGGACGATATGTTCTTCGCAATTATGTGCAACTCCGTCAAGGTTGGTGACATTATCCTCTGGAATGGCAAGCCTTGTTGCGTAACTAAGACGGATAGCGCGAGCAAGCGCGTTGAAGCTTTTCGCTACGAAGATTCCACCATCCAGACTATCGTTCCTGAGAAACATATGATTTTGGGTAATGCCTGTTTTTACACTAAGATTTGGAGCATTATGGGCAACGGTCTTGGTGGCAAGAAAAACGGCATGAATAGCATTATGAAGATGATGATGATGAAGTCGCTGCTTGGTAATGGCAACGGAAATGTTTTTGGTAATTCTTCTTCTGGTGGTATGAATATGGGAAATATCATGGCGCTGTCTATGCTGTCTGGAAATAATAGTTTTGGCGATATGTTGAATTTCGACGGTTTGTTCGATGGTTCTATGTTTGATGACTCCGATGAAGCTGAGTCCGATTCCGCAGAGGAAGCTGATGGGTAAATTTTACTTTCAACATTCCGACCATTCTCGCAGTTATATTTGTGAGTGCGATACCATAGAAGAATGTTTATCGGAAATAACTAAGTTTTTAGAAAAATATCCGAACTTCCATCATTATTATACTCGTTATTATGGAGAAGACGAAGTGACATTTGATGTAGGAAGTTATACGGAATTTTTCAAATGGATAAAAAAGGAGTGAAATAAATGGGCGGTGGCTCTTGGACTGCTAAAGCCTATGTAAACCATAGCACCTCTGTGAGAGGATTTGCAACTATGGACGAATTTTACAAGGCAAGTACAAGTCAACTTTATACTGTAAATAAAATCAAAGATATGTTCGTTCCCATGAACGTTATGCGCGAATGTTGCGATAGTGATGAACATAAATCCACTATTCCTGTTATTCTCGCCCTTGACGTTACTGGCTCGATGGGAAAGACGGCGAATTATATCGCAAAGCACCTTGATACAATCATGAAGCAGCTTTTTGACCAAGTAACAGATGTTGAGTTCTGTATCATGGGTATTGGAGATATTGACTACGATGATGCTCCAATTCAAATAGGACAATTCGAGAGTGATATTCGTATTGCTTCTCAACTTGAAAATTTGTACTTTGAACGTGGCGGCGGTGGAAACAGTTGTGAAAGCTATACCGCAGCATGGTATATGGCTGCTCGTCATACGAAGTGCGACTGCTGGACGAGAACAAACTCTGGTGTTTTTGCAGGAACGAAGGGAATTATTATCACTATGGGTGACGAACCTCTCAATATGGAGCTTCGTTCTGCTCGTATGACAGACCTCACTGGTGACAAATTGCAGAGCAATGTAAAGACACAGAATCTCTACAAGGAAGTCTGCGAAAAATGGAACGTGTTCCATATCGCTGTTGATGGCGGTTACGAAAACTGTTATGAAAGATATAAGGACAGGATTCAATCTTCGTTTGGTTCTGTTTTAGGACAAGATTTGATTGTGTCTACCGTAGACGGTCTTGAAGAAAAAATCCCAAAGCTTATTATTGATACGGTTCATAGCGACAGACACTTCATTAAGAAGCAAATCACACCAGAGGAATTTGTCGAAAAAAAAGACAATTCTCCTTATGTAAACTGGTAAATTGTAGGAAAAATATGGCATTTAACGATAATACGCTAAATAGTACGAAAAAATATTATTTAGCATCGTAAAAAAGTGCTTGACAAAACCCCCATTTTGTGTTATACTTTCTAACAGAAGTTGACACAGAAAGGGGATTGCTTTTATGTCTATACTGTTTATGATACTGGCGCTTTTGTTTCTGATTGCGTCTGTTATAATCGCAATAGCTTCCCTCGCTGTATTGATTACTGCGGGAAATGTTTTTGGCTTTTTATGGGGAACGTTGTGGACTGTCCTATCTTTTTGCGCTTTTACCATAAATGGTTTGCTTGTTTGTGGAAGCGATATTCGGTCAAGGAAAAAAGATATAATGGCTTCAAGTAATTATATCAAAATGGATTTTGGACTTTTCAAAAGTGTATATATTATCTTGAAGCAATACGAGAAAGAAAACAGAAATTGTTCTCAGGAAATAACGCTTTATGATGACAATTATCCATTGCTTTCGCAATACGACAGAAAGTTTTCGACCATTAAAAGAACAAGGATTGTTTTTAAGAAACCATTTGACGAGGAAAGATATTGGCTGTTTTATCATAATGAAAAAAGAAGTGAAGAAAAACTGAGAACTTCCAGTAACGAAAATAGAGAAGCTTACGAAGGACTTGTGAAGGCTCTGCAAAAAGTTCAAAACAATTATGCAGAAGAAGCAAAGAAAGCAACCGATAAGGTCTGTAAGGGTGAATGACGATGTTTTGGTGGTTAATTGGCATTTTTGTTCCAAATGTTTCATATGCAATCGCAACAAGGGATTGTGCCCAAAATTCTAAAGAGAATAAGGTTAGGTTGTCTTGGACTGAATTTAAGACGATGCGTGAATTGGTTTCGGACTATATTGAAACCAGAGAAACAATATGGGAAGGTCGAGCAGTTAAGGAACCTTATCTAAAAAAGAGTAATACACTCATTGTCTTTGAGAATTTAAGAGATTATCTTGCTTTTTGTAAGGTTTGCAAGAATATTCCCGTTGGACAAAATAATACTCCTAAAGAGGAAAACATAATTATTGATAACTCCGAGAAATATTCAAACGAATTTTACAAAGAGCAATATGTCTTAGTATACAAAATTGGCGAATACGAACTTATATTGTCAATTTATCCCGATGATGTAGAAAGTTACGTTAATTCTGGATGCAGCGTATATTATATTGATAAAGACGGAAAACGTACTAAAATGACCAATGGCATTTTTGGTGATACGCAAGGCGCAATTAAGCAGACCGATAAAAATGTAACGGTCGGAGCGATTGATGCTTCCCATATTGCTGCTGGTACAATTCCAAAGGAACTAATACAAGCGGTTAAAGAGAACCGTGTATGTGACCCATCGTATAAATTTTATTGGGATGATATAACTTTAGATGATTACACTAAAAATAGAGCTTGCGAAAGTCCAGTTTTAACTAAAGATGAAGCTCATGAATTTGTAAGAGCAAACTTTAATTCGCTCGGCTATAAACTACGGTGCGAAAAAACAAGCGGAACGGAGAAATCATGGGTAAATCCGTATAATTTTGAAGAATTTAATCTTCCTGACGGTGCTAAAATATCAACAATAGGAACATTGTGGAGATATTTTTACGATAGCCAATATGTGATTGCTTGGGTATATGACGATATTAAAGGACTTCATGGAACCGAATACTGCGAAAATTATATTAAATTTTTGACGACTCTTGGAGAAATTGCCCAGAACAGCACAGCAAAAATTGAAGATGTAACCATATGCGATATAAAAGCGTGCAAGCAGTATAAGGTGGTAAACAACGTATGGGGGATTTTGAAGGCTGACGCTAAACAATATGTAAAACACAAAAGCTACTATCTGGAATGGGAGACATTTGGACACAGATATGGTGCGAATTTTACAGAACAAAAAATATTTGACGAGGCTGTAAATAAGCTTTTCTCAACCAGAGAATGTGCATTTACGAACGCCAGTTATATGGACGATAATGGGCAGTATCCGATAGAATTAACGGTTGAGACAGACACGCAATATGCTTATTCACAACATTACGGAGCAAGATTATACAAATACGAGGATTATAACGTAATGTCGAGGTGGTGATTTGTGTGACTAAAATTGTGGCATGGCTTGTGGGAAATGTGATACTTTGCGCGATGTTTTTCTTACTCGCATTAGTATTACCATTCAAAAAGGAAGCAGAACGGGTAAAAGCCAAAATATCTTTTAGGGGCTGCGGTTATCATAAAGCGTTAGTTGAATACGAAGAATACAGAAAAGTAATTCCCGTATCTGCTGGTTTGGAGTATGCCTACGATAGTGAAGACGTTATTGATTGCCTTTTAGTAAAAAAATATACTTTATTTGGAAGTTATAAAGGGTATGATTTTGTCTTGGAAGACAATCCTAATGGGGAGAAATAACCATGAGAATTACTGCAAATGTTAGTCAAGACGATGTTCTTGATGCGATACTCAATATTGAAACAGTTCCTGAATATTTTGAAAACAGATTTAAGCATTTTTGTTTTAGATATATTGACAAGGAAAACAATCATTATTTATGGCTTACGCAGGATGCTCCAAAACATGTCGGAATGTTTATGATGCGTTCTCTTTGTCATAAAGACAACGCTTTGCAAGGTGTAGTACCTTGTATGCCTCCAGGATACAATGCGTGGAACAGGGCCACTGTTATTACAAAAGGTTTTATTTATTGCAAGCTTGCGCCGATTCTAAAGGATAAGGATATAATTGCTGTTGATTCGAGCAAACTTTACTCAGACATAACAGGCGAAAGATGCGTAACGGTTTTCGTTTTTGAAAAATATTACGAAAACAAAGAAAAAGCCGAAAAAGATTGGCATAATTTTATAGATTCTATTGAGCTTGTTACTTCTGTTCCAGAAACCTACGGTGGTTATATTGACTTAAAAGATTGCATCGAAGCATTTAATAACGGGGAAACATTTACTTCTAACGAAGTGAGTATTAAGGGCGAAACGGAGGAATATACATGATTAAGGTTGGGGATTACTATGTTCTGTTCGACTTTAATGACGTGATGAAGACCATCGAAATTAAAAGTGTGAAGGTTCACGGAGAACAGCTTCTTAGTGTGATTGATTTGCAGGGCACACTTTATGAAATAATTCCTCCAAGTAAATATCCTGCCATTTACACTGTAACAGATGGTGGCACTTTTACAGAACTCGATAAAGATAAAGCTAAAGAAGTGTATGAGAATACACTCAACGAGATTAAAACTTTTGATGATAAATTAAAGAGACTCGAAAAATTAAAAGAAGCTATTAGTAAAAAATATTTCGGGACGGTGTAAGAATGTATAGCTTTCATAACATTTATTATGTAGAATCCGAACAACAAGTAATGGCAATTAAAAGAAATTTGATGAGACTCAGCAAGAGTGTAGTGCCACCTCTGGATTTTTCCATAAAAGTATCTTGTCCTAAAGATTATCCTGCCATTATGTCTGATGAGGGAAACTCAATTCGTGAAATTAGCTATGACGAGGCAATGAAATATATTGACAGAGTTTGTAACAATTATCAATTTGTCGTAGATATAGAAGCTGATGAGGAAGAAGTTGGAAACGCAAAAAATGTGATTGAAACTGCAAAGAATTTCAAGACATTTCTTCAAGTAAAATTCCCAATTATTGAGAACGACGAGAAGGTGAGCGAATGACTGTATATGAAGATGGAAGCTCAGAGCCTTTTTTAGTAGTCTTTTGGAACGAGGAAGATTGGAAAAAGGAGCAGAAAGAGTGTTACGATAAAGAGTCCAAAGAGTCTCTCGCCTTGCTAAAACTAAGCGCAAAATACGGAGAAAAGATTAGCAACACTCCGTATAATGAGACTTTGGACGCACTCGTTTTGACACCAGAAAAGTTCCCGCAAACATACCAAAAATATTGGTCATATGGAATTGGAAATTTCTATGTTCCAGTAACGCTAAATATGGCGATTGAAAATGTTCAGACTGAAATGAGAAATACTAAAATAAGAATGGAAAGATTGCAGGAATACTATGCACAGTGTGAAGCTACATTGGAGTGTATAAGAGGGCTAAGAAAAAAGTATGAAGAACTCTGAAAATAACCGTGTGGCGTTTGCGTTCGACGATAATCCTGTCGTCGTTATGGGAAGAAAATCGTGTGATAACGAAAACGGTTGGTTCCTTTCAGATGGAGACAATGAAGCGATATGTTTTATAAGAACATGTGACTATAAGTTCTCGCATTTTATTATTTACCCTAATGTTAAGGATGGAACAACGACTTGTTTTTATTTTACGAGAATTGGCAAAGGCTAATTTACAAAATTGTGCTGCGGAAATGGCTTTCCTTTTTAGGGTTGTATAAAATTTTATATAAATTTATGTTATACCTCGTTATAATTGGACGGGGTATAAATTTTTATATTAGGGCGGGATGGGAATTATGCAGAAAAATTATCTGCATGATGCAAAAATGGAGCCGTATTTTTACTGCATTTTGTGCGTGCTCTCCGTAAAAGAAGAAAGATATATTTTTGGTGTCGCAAAGATTTTGACGTTTCTTGGAAATTTCTATATTATGGAGTGATTTTGATAATTTTTCTGTGAGGTAAATAGGTATATATCAAATCGTTCTCTCGCTGCGGCCAAAATTGTAAAACGGGGGCGGTTTGTTTTCGGAAAAATGGCCGCAAAAAATCCCCGGCGGGGAGTCCGCCGGGGCGGTGGTAGGTGGTCGGGGTTTTAGGCGCTGGCCTTGTTGCCTCTTTTAAGCGTGTAGCCATATTGCTTGAGGGCTTCCGCGCTGGCCTTGTCTGCCGTTTTACCTTTCGCCAATGTTGTAGCAAGGGCATTGAGTGCGGATAACGTTGCGAGCGTTTGCCTATCATTTTCAAAAATTGCACTTGCTGAAATTCCTTTACCGTTTTTGTCGGGTTTAAAGGTGTATCCAAAACGTTTTACAAAAATTTCTTCAAGCGCGGCGCAATCATTTAGGCTTTCAACTTCTACACCGTCCAGCATTTCCGGCGTTTTGGCGTTGGCGTAAATGCCGCTGATTGTAATACCGTTATAGCTGGCAATATAGCGGATGGCCTTAGCAATGCCGCTTAAATTGCAACGTGGCGCAAACACGATGCGTATATTGCCGCGCTTGTCCCGTGCTATTGTCGCGTTGTAGGCATAACGCAAAGCAAGTTGTAGCGCTCTTGTGTCGGTGCTGTCCGCTACGTCCACGCGCAAAGTCAACCACGTTGTAACGGCATCGGCATTTTTGGCGGCGCACATCGCGCTTGTGAGTATAGCGGGCAGTCTGTCAATGCGCGGAATATTCAATTCGCTGTTATATGCTGCTATAATCGGCTGGCTGGGTATGCTGGCCTTTGTGATACCATTGCATGTGCGCCATGCGTCATGGTCTATTGGCTGGCCGCTGATAGCGGATTTATAACGGCTGTTGATGTTCATGCTGGCGGTGTTCTGGCGATTTTCGGCAGTCTTTTTCATGGTGTTTCTTCCTTTCGTTCGTGCCGTTGGGCGGCTATGTACTTGCGCGGCGCTGTCTGCGTTCGCGTGGTCGGGTGTTGTTCTCCCCTTCCATTGTCAATAGTATACCACGAACGCAAACATGTTTCAATCGGTAAAGTGACGAAATAACCATGTAATATTGATATATTATTGTTAGAATTGCACAAGAGCGACTAAAACGGCAAATGCGCTTTGTTTGTCGGATAATTGCCATAAAACAGATAAAAATAACGTATTATCCCAAAAAATATATTTTTATTTGTACAGTTGCTTGTAAAGAGTAAAAAAACTTGTAAATTTTGGGCGCTGGCACTGTCCAGCACGCGCAAAAGAATAATATTTTTATATTAGAATACACTCATACACGCCACAAAAAGCCCACAATGGCGCGGCTGTGGGCGCTCACGAAAAAGCTCACGCCCTGCTATATATGCCCTGCAAATATACCGCTTTTCTTGCGCGGCAAAAATTAGCCCACGATTTTTGGCCTATATCGCCATGGAAAATTTTACCAATATAAACATATTATCTTTTAGAATTTCTAAAAAATCATTCAGCCAAATTTCTAATTTTCAATCAGATAATTTACAAAATTTTACAGTGACTTGAATTTACAAATTCAAAAAAGCAAAAAATTTTGGTATTCTGAAAAAGCAAAAAAAAATAATTTTTGAAAATCCAAAAATGCGAAAATTCTAAGATAATATTATTATGTTTTAGAATTAGGGGAAAAGTGAAAAAGTTTGCAAAAATTTTATTACGGCTTTACGTTTTTATTTTAAGATTTTGTTTCATACAAACCATGTAGAGCCAAAAAATCTTTTTAGAATTTATCGCAAAGCCATTATTTCTAAAATGTTAAAACGCCAAAATCAAATAAAATAGCGGGCATTTCTGCCCGCTATGGTTATTTAATCTTCACCATCCTTTGTTGTGTATCGTATATCTTCAAAACCTATTGTCAATCCGTGCCGTAATAAAATAGCCTCTATCGTGTTGTTCATCTGCTACCCAATTACAGCCTGCCCAAATAGCGCCATCCTCATCGTGGTAGTTTTTCGTGTCAACGACTTCGCCCTCATTCGTAAAATTAACGGTATACAGCATAAAAATCTCCTTTGTCCTTTTGGACTATGTACGACTGAACGGTCAGTCAACGCCATCGGAAGTTGTTCCTCTCGACAACAATAGTATACCACATTCTAAAATACAAGTCAATACTTTTTTCAAAAATTTTTTGAAAATTTTTAGCTGATTTTTAAGTCTGGAAAACAAATCGCGCAAAGACTGGAATAAACCGCCGTGATGGAATCTAAAAAGATAATATTATTATATTTTAGAATATTTAATAAAACGTAATTTTTATTTTAGATTTTTAGGCTTTTATATTATATAAAACTTTTTCGATTTTGTATTTTTAGAAATAATATTTATTTTTTATTTTTGGTAATTGGATTTTGTTTTTGCTTTTTGTAAAATGTGATTTGTAAAAACGCTATACATTTTATAAATACACGTTTTAGAAAAAATTACGTTTTGTAGATAGCATAGGCTGGGAAAATCTGGAAAAATTTTATAGCCATCAAGACGCACAAAACCCGCAAAATAAAGGTTTTATAAGCCCTTGTAATTATAAAAAACAAACCATGCCAATAAAGTTATAAAACATCTGGAAATGGCCGCAAAATTGAGCTTTTGACCTTTTCGGCTTGCAAGATAAAATTTTAGTCATTTATGATTATGTCATTTACGATTTACTAAAATTTTCCAGCATCGACAAATAAAAACGTGGTATAAAATGGCAAAATTGCCGATAAAGGCAAAACGATAATATAAAAATATTATTTTAGTATTCTAAAAAGAAAAGGCCATTGCAAAATTGCAACAGCCTTTTAACCTTTTAACGTGCCTTGTGTGTGCGTTTTTTTGATTCGCTCAAATAGCTTTGTTCTATCCAATAATCCTCACTTCCCCATTGGGCGAACATCAAGCCAAAAACCAATAAAGCGATTGCAAAACAGATATGCACCCAATTAACGCGATAATAATTTAACCATCCAAAAAAGATTTCAACGAAAAACCAGCCCATTCCGGCCATCGCCATCAGGCTTCCAACTGTTTCCATAATATCGGCCACAAATTCCTTTTTGCTCATTTTGATAATCTCCTTTTAATCTAAAATATGTACTTTTGCTTTTGCCGTCAAAGCGGGGTATCATCATCGGTTAAAACGTATGTCATTGTTAGCGCCTCCCTTGCTTTCTATGGTTTTATTATACTCTTTTTTATTTTACTTGTCAATAGGTTTTTATAAAAAACTTGAAAAAATTTTTGCACTTTATAAAATACTAAAATATAAAAATATTATTATTTTAGGATATAAGAAAAGCGCGGCATTTGCCGCGCTGTGTTTTAGTATCGGATTGTCTGCTCGTATTCATCAGGGCTAATCATGTATCCGTGATACATGATATATTCACTATATTCTTGTTCCTGTTCGGCTTCTCTCTTTGCTTCCCAATATTCAGGGCTTGCAAAGCGTTTACTACCGAGATAATCGCGGATAAATTGCTTGTTATTAACTTTCATGGTGAAATCTCCTTTGCCTGTATAGGCTATGTATTCGGATTGCTCTTTGCTTTCCGTGATTATAGTATACCACGCTTTGCGGCATATGTCAATAGGAATTTTCAAAAAATATAAAAATATTTTCAGCATACACAAAAAGAAAGAGCGGCAAAGCCGCTCTAACTGTTTAGAGATTTATATCCTTGACATACTGCACGCAACAGACGGAATCATCCGTTTTATTTTCCCATGTCCCATTAGATAGGATATGCAAAATAACATTATCGCCCACATTCCAGCTTGTATCATCCGTCAACCATTGGAAAATGTTTCCATCTGTTGTAATACTTGTTACCACCAATTCATAATCGGCATCGGGATTATTATAATCCGTTTTATCCTCTATTGCCGATATTTTTGATAGCGCCATATAACTATCATCGTAGCAAGCGTTAGCTGCACAGCCCACATTAAAAACCAGCATAATGGACGCGATAACAATAGCAACAATCTTTTTCATAATAATAATCTCCCTTTATGTAATATAGTGTTGTAGTCAAGTGTTCCCTTGACGATTATATTTTACCACATTCTATTTTATTTGTCAATAGCTTTTTGAAAATTATTTTTGCATTTTCTAAAATAATAATATTTTTATATTATCAAAAATTGCAATAAAAAAGGATTGCCAGCTTTTGCCAGCAATCCAAATTTGCTATTAAATGAAATCGGCATCTTCTTGAATTTGTTCAAGTAGTACAGACTCTTGATTAAGAATCTTTTTTGCCCATCGTGCAAAGTCAACAACTTTTGCGCGGTCTGTATAAAGCAATTCTACACGGATGGTCGGCTCCCTCACGGTAGAGCCATCGTTGTGGCGGTAAACGCCATCCGCGCTATAAACCGTTGCGCCGTCAAAACGCGATGCAACTTCACTATTGACAAGCTTTTGTGCGGCATCAACGCTGATTTCTAATTCGTGCGTGTCCTTGTCAAAAAGGCCAATGCTCAAAACGTATTTAGTAGTCATAATAGATAACTCCCATCAATATGTATTCAGGTTTTCCGTTCCTGTGATTATAGTATATCATAAAGTAATTTTGTTGTCAATAGTTTTTTGCAAATTTTTGAAAATATTTTTGATACCAAAATTTTCCATCGTATTCCAGCATAAAACAACAATATAAAAATATTATTTTAGTATCTAACAAAAAGAGCGGATTTGCATCCGCTCCCTGTTTAAGCAATATTCAATTCAAACCGCAATGTTTCTAACGCTTCTGATTTTAGATTTTTCATCGTGTCCGATATGCTGTCAAACATTGTTTTAGGCAGTGCATCGCATCCAAAAGCATAATATAAACCGCTTTTTGAAGTGTAAATATGGCATTTACTGCAATGTTTACAATCGCCATTGCATTTTTCCACCTTTTTCAGCGCGGAATTAAGGCTTGCAATCTCTTTTTTAGTATACATGGTAAAATCTCCCTTGTTATGTAAATTTGCCGTGTAGGGCTGTCCCTCTCGACACTGTAATTATACCACATTGCAAATTATTTGTCAACAGTTTTTTGAAAAATTTTTTTAGTATCTGCATTGTCATATACCAGAATAATATTTTTATATTACAGATTGTATAATTTATAACCCACCGCCACAATAGGAATAGCCCACGCTCGAACGGTAGCCCCGCCTCTCATATGATAGCCCCACGCGCAAAATCGTGTAGCCCCATCTTGCGCAATGAAATTCAAAAAGCCCAATTTTTTGGCTTATACCCATCTTGCTTTGCAAAAAAATATTTCAATATTTTCCTCTTGCTTCTAACAAAAAAATGGTGGGAAATCCCACCATCATATGCCGCGCTTTATTCGTTTTCATCTTCACAAAGAATGAAATCTGCCACGCGCTTGCCGATTGCCTTGACGTGCTTCGGCTGCAAATCTCCAATCTTGTTTTGCAGTCTCCGTTTGTCGATTGTTGTAACGCACTCTCCTAAAGCTACATTGTCACCTTTTAGAAAATTATACAGTTCATCCTGTGCAAAAAAGTGCGTCGGGATGCGATGCTTGTTTCTCGATGTGGTAAAAGGTACGACGGTCACATTTGGACTATGTACATTAGCCTTATTTCGCGAAATGATAACAACAGGACGCACACCATGCTGTTCATGATTGTCACTAATGCCCTCATTGCCACTACTCATGTCCGCATACCAGACCGAACCACGCTCATAGACATTTTTCATAAAAATTGCCCCTTTTTATTAACGTTGCTATGTTAAAAATTACAGCACAAAACTCAGCTTTTGTCAACTTCTCTTTCCCGCGACTTTTTGCGATTGTACTTTGTCTTATCGTCAAACTTCGCAGGACGGCCTAACGGCCTTCGTTTAAGCTTTCGCTTCTGCTTCTCTTTATTCTTCTCTAACATTTTTCATTTTCTCCTTAATATGTACTGTTTTTTGAAACTTGACTCGTCAGATTTTTCAAGAGTAAAATTACTCTGGTCAAAACACGCCATAAAGTTTCCCCTTGAATCGTAAGCGTTCCAAAACTTTCCAACGGATGTCCATTGGCTTTCAAACCGCCAACAATTCATAGTGAATAAAAATGTTTGCTGATGGTAAATGTTCAAGACTATCAACCGTTTCACCTCCCAACGAATATATTATATCACGTTCTAAAACACAAGTCAATACTAAATCTTATATTTATTTTTATTTTTTAGATTTTTCACTTCCTTAAAATTTTTTGACTTTGTATATTTTGTATTTTGTTTTTCCCTTTTCTTTTTAGAATTTTAGAAAAAATTTTTGCTCTTTGTAAAACAGTTTGTCAATTAACCACAAAAGTCCAGCCCATTAACTTTTTGCCCTCGAACCAAGGATAAATTCTTGATACTAAAGATAAACGGGTATTGAAAACCATTTCATAATGCCGTCTTGTCAAAATAGCAATATCATTTACATATCCCTGATAGTATCTTTTTCTGACAGGTAAAACCTCTGGACTTTTCACAAAGCGCACTTCATCATTTGGTTTTACTCCGCACAATTCAAAAGCATCTGCCGCTGTGATAAAGACCATACTCCACCTCACACAAGATATTTTGCCATGTAGTTATCAAGTTCGTTGAAGCTTGCATCAAAATTGTAGGTATAATAAATATCCCACATCAACCAATCCCATTGGTGAGTATCCACTTCTACATCCTGATGGTGACAAAATGTAGTTACCAAAGCTCGAACGTTTTCTTTCAAGACCTTTTTCTCGTACAGTTCCTTATTCTCTTTAATGAAGTCAAGGATGAATTTTTTCTCAGTGTTAAAATCGAATGTCATAATATGTACCTCTCTTTTAGCTGTGTGTTTCGCTCCTTACAAAAGAATTATATCACACTTTGGTATTTTTGTCAATAGGTTTTTCAAAATTCTAAAGAAAATTTTTCCCTCTACTAAACTCAATAACATTTTTATATTAAAACTTTTGTAAAATAAAAAGGCGGGACGAACCCGCCGGGAATCATTTTTTATATTTGCGTTTGGTGGCCTCTCCACCTCGATTGTGAGCCTCTAATTTATTGAAGTATAGAACATTCTGTACCTTGTCATAAAGCTTTAGATTGACGTATTTAAGGCGCTGTGTAACGTCGTTATGACACGCCGTTTTGCTTATGCCAAGCCAATTTGCCGTCTGCCGAATAGTCGCATTGTTTGCGATAATATATCTTCCAGCTTCAACAGCCCTCTGTTCAAGAACGGTTTGCAAAACTTCAACTTTCATATCAATATCTCCTCAACAATCCACTTTAACAATAATAGACGAGTAATCAACAATATCACCCTCGCAAAAATGATGTAATGAACCGTTGTTAAGACATACGGCGTTTACCATTTCATAGTCACTATCAGGCTCATATTTTGAATAGTGTTCCTCACAAGCGATATATACACGATTTTCATAAAGAAACGGTTCTCCTACACTAATATTTCCAAAACAGCATTTAGTCTTTTCACAACCAACAATTTTCATAATATGTATCTCCTTTGTTCTTTTAGTATTTGGGACTTGTCCCTCGTTCTGTTTATATTATAACACAGCTTGCATCACTTGTCAATACCTTTCTCTGAAAAATATAATATTTTTTGAAATTCTTATTTTATAAATTATACCAACCTTATTTAATAGTCTGACACTTATTTTGCAAAAAAGGTGTCAGACTAAAAATTTGATGCCATATTTTTACTGCATTTTGTGTGTGTGACCCTTAAAAGAAACAAAGAGAATTAAAAACATAAAAAAGTATTAAATTTGGTCTATAATATTTATATATTACTGAAATACTAAAAAGAAAAGGGCTGTTTCCAGCCCTCAAATTTTATATATTGACTACGATTATACCGTACTTATCAGGTGCATCAACACTCTGTATAGTTGCATCTCTGTACTTATCATCAAGCGTTGTCAACTTTGCATTGCCTATCCACACGTCAAGCCCTTTGTCAAGACTATGAACCCCTATAAGCGTGTTCTCAGGCTCCGAAAATAAACCACAATAATCTTTTACAGTAATCATATATAAACCCCTCATGCAAGCTCTATATTGCATCTTGTGCAAACATAATCAATCAAACGCTTTTCGTTGTCTGCGGCCAACATATCGGCTTTAGCTTCTGCGCTCTTACATTGCCGTTTACACTCCACCAGAAACGTTTTAACACCATCCATCGGGCAAGAGCTTATCGCATTGCGTTCACGCTTTTCAGGCTGAACATGCAAGCTATAACCGCGCTGTTCATTCTTGTAAGTAAACATATTTACTCCACCTTTAGAATAACGGGTATAAACATGAATGTGTGTCAAACCATTTGCGTTATCCTTGACTGCCAAAAGCTTATCCATAATTATTATCTCCTTTAGTATGTAGTGTTGTACCTTATCCTTGATAATAGTATTGTAGCGCGTGCCGCGCTCAATACCTTATCTTTGATAATAGTATAGCACATTTTAATTTATTTGTCAATACTTTTTTAGAAAATTCTAAGAAAAAAAATAGCAGATAGACTTTGCTATCTGCCAAGACATTATAAAAATATTAGTGTTCTGAAATATACTTATCCAAAACTTCCTGTGCCTTTTGT